GTGCACGGTTACACGGAGGACAAGGACGCCTACCTGAAGCGGTTGCGGCGGATCGAGGGGCAGGTCCGGGGGTTGCAGCGGATGGTGGAGAACGACGAGTACTGCATCGACGTGCTGACCCAGATCTCCGCCGCCACCAAGGCGCTCCAGGCGGTGTCGCTGGGGTTGTTGGACGAGCACCTCAAGCACTGCGTGGCGCAGGCGGCGGCGCAGGGCGGGGAGGTGGCCGAGGAGAAGATCGCGGAGGCCTCGGCGGCGATCGCCCGACTGGTCCGCTCCTGACCCGCGACACGCCGCCCCGCGCGGCGGCGCGCTCGCCTGATCGAGTAGAGTCGTGCCACCGGCCCCCGTAGCCCAATCGGCAGAGGCAGCGGACTCAAAATCCGTCCAGTGTGCGTTCGAGTCGCACCGGGGGCACCAAAAACCGCAGGTCAGATGCGGTAGAGCGTACTCCTCCGACGGCATACCGTAGACGCCCGTCACGGCAACGTCACGCTATGCGGAGGACCTGTGGCCAGGCCATCTCTCGAAATCGGCACGTACGGTGACATCTCCTGCAAGCAGCAGGCCAACGGATCCTGGCGCGCCCACGCCCGCTACCGAGGTAGCGACGGCGTCACCCGACCTCTCCACCGCTTCGGACCCACGGAGCGGAAAGCGATCAGCTCTCTGAAAAAAGCCCTGGGCGAGGCGCTGAGCAGTTCCGGTGTGTCGCGCAGCGCCGAGGCGAGGGTGAGGTTCGCGGCAGTAGCCCAGATGTGGATCGACCGCATCAAGCGGGACAACGTCGGCACCACCTACGACCGCTACCGAGGCCGCCTCGACAAGCACATCCTGCCCGCGATGGGAAACCTCTACATCCAGGAGTGCACACCGGCGCGCATCAAGCGCGTCTTGGAGGCGCTGCGACACCGAGGGATGGCGACGGCGACCATCCAGGGTATACGGACGGTCATATCAGGGGTCCTGCAGGAGGCAGTGGATCTAGAGGTCGTCCACCAAAACTCGGTACGCCACATGGCCCGTCTTGCCTCCAGTCGACGGAACCGGAAGAAGGCCTCCTTCGACTCTGCGCAGCTCACCGACTTTCTCGCACGTGTGGACGGAGACACGCGCGCACGACGCGCCGACATGCCAGATTTCCTGCGGGTCCTCTTCGGTACGGGTGCACGTTTCGGTGAAGTGCTTGCGATCCGTTGGGGTGACCTGAACCTCGGTGACGTTCCCGTTCGGCTCGTGCTCGCCGACGGCAGCCAGGAAACCGTTCCGGCGCACAGCGCTTGGATCAACGGGAACCTCGTCCACGTCACCGGCCAAGGCGTGGTGCGCCATGAGGGAAAAACCGCCACGTCGGTCGGTGTGCTCGCCCTACCGGACGTGCTCTGGGAGATGCTGGTGGAGCGTCGGCCCGCCGTGGCGCGACCGGAGACCCCGGTTTTTCCGTCGGCGACCGGGGGATGGCGAGGTCCATCGAACGTGCAGCGCACCGTTCGGCTGCTGCGTGACCGGATCGGGTACCGCGACTTCACCCTGCGCGTCGGGCGCCGCACCGTCGCCACCGCCCTAGATGCAGCCGGACACACCGCGCGCGAAGTCGCCGGGCAGCTCCGCCACTCGCGCCCGTCCACGACTCAGGACGTCTACATGAGCCGTGTCACCGCCAGCCCCGCGCTTGCCCTGTCGCTCGACAAACTGCTTGCCCCCGCCGCACCCAAAGCGATGCCGAGCGCGCGACAGATCTGAGACGACGAAAGCGCCCCCGCCCGGCCGAAGCCGGAGCGGGGGCACTGTGCTGTGCGAGATCAGGCGTCGAACGGCGAGTCCGGGCGAGCGACCGCGCGGGCCGCCGCCGAGCAGCCCTCCTCGACGTGGGTGCGGGCGACGGCGAGCCAGCGGCGGTCGACGTCGGGCAGGTTGCCCAGCCGACGCCACAGCGCGGCGAACTCCTTCTCGACCTCCTTCACCGCGTTCATCACGTCGATCTCGTTCTGGTCGAGGTCGCGGTAGCCGGTGATCTTCTGGTGCTGGTTCTCCACGATCTACTCCTTCAGGGTGCGAGGGCGGTCGAGGAGCTCGACGACGCCCGGCGGGACGGTGCTGGAGGGGACGGGGGCGATCACGGCGGGCCGCACGAGCAGCCCGGTCAGCACGAGCTCGACGAGCACCATCAGCGTGGACTGCACCTCGGGCGCCAGCGCCAAGCCGAACGCCAACCCCGCGGCGACCAGTGCCTTGCCGAGGCCGACCAGCGCGGCGACGAGCCGTTCCCCGGCGAGCGTCCACGCGGTGAGCACGCCGAACAACGCGGCGGCGGCGGCGTTGAGCACGCCCTGCTGCTCGACGCTCAGCGGCAGCACGGCGGCCGACACGAACGCAACCACGCTGGAGACGAGGGCGAGCCAGTACGCGGGCTCGCGGCCGAAGACCTTCACGACGGTGTTCTCCTAGACCGGGAGGTGGGTGTTGGGGATCCAGCCGCCCGCGTGGGCGCCGTTCACGGCGGCCTCGATGGCGTCCTGGTAGTGGCGGCAGCCGACCGCGTTCGGGTGCAGGAAGTCGCCGACGCGGGCCATGCGGTCGGTGTCCCAGCCGTTGCGGGTGCGGGCGACGACGACGTTGGGCAGGGACGCGGCGATCTGGTGCAGCGCGTCGGCGTAGGAGTCGAGCACGCTGTTCGTAGCGGCGTCGTAGCCGTAGGCGGGCTCGACCAGGACGACAAGCGGCGACTGCCGGGACGTCGACCCCTGCGCTTCGTTGAGCTTCCCGTAGCCAGCGAAGTACGGGTTCCCGCCGCCAGGGCCCGCCTTCACCGTGAACTGCGCCGTGGCGGGCACGTCGACGACCTCGCTGCACAGCACCCACTGGCGCCGCACGCGCTGCCCGCCCGACCCGTACCCGAACATCCTGTCCGAAGTGGACGGGTTGTGGGTGCGGTTGTGGCAGGAGTAGGTGCCCAGCGGGACGCCGTCGCGCGCCAGGCTCCACGAACCGCCCTGCCAGCCGGAGTTCCCACCGGCCAGGCCGTAGTAAAAGAACGCCCACTTCCCGGCCCGGTTGAAGCCGGGCAGCTGGTGCTCGGTTCCCGCCGCAGCGGTGACGTTTCGCCCGGCGATGAAGTCCTCGCCCTGGTTGAACGTCCACGACGCGGCAGGGAACCCACAGTCGACGACGTTCATGACGCCTTCCAGCAGGGCGTACGTGGCCAGCGACCGCACCGCGGTGGTGAACGCGGGCAGGTTGCCCGCGCCGAGGCCGTAGGCGTCGTTCGCGACCGCGTCAACGATCACCACGTGGGGCTTGCGGCTGTGGTCGATCCGGTGCGGCGACGCGACGGCGGTGGCCTGCCCGACCGCATCCACCGCCCGCGACGACCACTCCGCGCCCCAGGTCAGCTGCCAGTTGTGGTCGGCCCGCATCCGGGGCACCCAGCCCCACGGGTCGTCCCAGGCGGCAATGCTGTTCCCGTAGACGTTGACCTTCAGCCCGTCCAGGATGCTGCTCATCCCTGCACCTCCGTGTCGGTCGCCGGGGCGGCGTCCTGCCGCTGCCGGTCGAGCAGGATCAAGGCGGTCTCCAGCACCGAGCGCGGCAGCGTCGCGGCCACGCTGGCGGCCACCTGCTCGCGGACGGCGGCGGAGATGGTGGCGTTGTCCTGGCGCATCGCGGCCAGCACCCCGGACTCGAAGTCGGACAGCTCGCCGCGGGCGGCGTCGACCTTGGTCTCCAGCCGGAGCACCACGGCCAGAGCGTCGCCCGAGTTCCACAGGCTCTGCTTGACCTGGTCGACGAGGTCGCGGTCGGGCTTGCCGTCGCCGTTGGTGTCGGCGGCGGTCGCAGACTTGAGCTCGGCGATCACCGCCTTGGCGATCTCCTGCGCACTGGGCACGACTTCTCCTTCCAGCAGCGCGGCCAGCTCTTCACGCGAGCCGCGGTAGGCGTTGCCGTCGATCCGCCCGCTCGGGTAGTTCGCGACGGCGAGCGACGAGGTGAACTGGGCGATCTCGGTGCGCAGCCCGCCGAAGCTGGGCCAGTACTCGTCGCCGAGCGCGAACTGCTCCTTGCGGCGCACCACGTTGTCCGGGTACCGCGAGTGCCACAGCGGGGGCAGTCCCGACAGGTCCGGCGAGCCCATGCGGCCCGACCAGTACCACTGCGGCAGGTAGATCAGCGGGGTCCGGTACCCGGCGGCGACCAGCGCGGCGGACAGTTCGCGGATCGAAGCCAGTGGCCCGGCGCCGTCCTCGACGTCCAGGATCACCGGGGTGTGGGTGTCGACGGCCGAGCGAATGATGGCGAGCTGCCCGCGCACGTCGTCGCCGCGCACGTAGTGGTAGGCGGCGGTGAGCATCCCGGCCGCGCGCGCGGCGGCCAGGTGCCGGGCGAAGTTCGGGTCCCGAAAGGTGGTGCCCTCGGAGGCCTTGAGGAACGCGAAGTCGATGCCGTCGCGGCGTGCGGCGGCGAAGTCGAAGTGCGGCTGGTGGTTGGAGGCGTCGACCCCGTAGATCATCGGCACAGCTCCTCCGGCGCGGCGGGGTACGGGTTCTGGCGCTGGGTCTCGCGGGCCTGCTCGCGCTTGGTGAGGTAGTCGTTGATCGCGGCCCGGACCTGCTCGCGCTGCGCGAGCGCACCGTCGGCGCTGAACGACACGCTCACGACGCGCATCACCTCGTCGAGCGCGAGCTGCGCCTCGGCGGAGACCTGGGTGCGCGCGTCCAGCGCGGCGGCGAACCCGCGCTGGTAGCCCTGCTGGCAGCCGACGATGCGCTCGGTGCGCTGGTAGAACGTGACGGCCTGCACCACGGAGGCCACGACCAGCACGGCCACGACCAGCGTGATCACGTGCTGGAACGTCCAGCGCTTCCGGGTCTGCTCTGGCGTGGTCATGCGTCCTCGTTTCCGGTGGCGGGTTCGTCGTCCTGGTTCTGCTCTCCTGCGATGGCCCTGCCCATCCGCTGCCGGACGCGTCGTGCGGTCGGCTTGACGGCTGGGAGATAGAGGCTGCCGACGACCGCGCCGAACACGAGGTTCACGCCGGGCTGGATGCGGTCGGGCCACACGAAGCCGACCGCGACGTTCACCGTCCAGGCGAGGGTGATCAGCACGGTGAGGGCGATCCACAGTGCTCTGGGCAGCCGCATCAGACCCCCGTTCGGTGTCCGTGGTGTAGCGCCCACGGTGCGCATCACGATGGGGATGGGAGACGTAGTTCGAGCTGGAGGTAGGGATGAGGCGGAGACCGGCGTTACTGGCGGCGGGCGGCGCAGCCGTCGCGCTCGCGAGCGTGGGGGTCGCGGTGGCCATGGCGGCAGGAGGTGAACCGGGGACGACGTCCCCTTCGACGCCTCCGGCGCTCGTGGTGTCGACGGCCAGCAGCGCGGCCAGCGCGAGCAGCGTGCCGTCCGAGGCGGTGTCCGTCGTGGCTCCCGCACCGCAGCAGCGCGGTGATACTGGCCCGGTGACCGAAGCCCAGCCCGAAGTGCAACAGCCGCAGGTCCAGCAGGCACCTGCCCCGCAGGCGGACGACCCGACCACGCCCGCGCCGAACCCGGACCCCGAGCCGCCGCGCGTGCCGGCCCCCGACCTGCCGCCGCCGGACGAGGGCAACCCGCCGTGGGTCACGCCCGAGCCGGGGCCTACCCCGAAGGGCTGATCACGGTGTGGCGCGCTGGGTGGCGATCAGGACTCCGCCCAGCGCGCCCGCGCTGTTCGTGCGCCGCACCTGCAGCTCGACACGCAGGTACGAGTTCTGGGTGCCGGGCAGAGCAGCGGTCCGGATCGACTGCCACGCGAAGTCGTTCGCCGCGATCGGCATCACCGCGCCGACCTGCGCGCCGTTGATCGTGTAGCGGGCCTCACCCACCGCACCGCCGGTCGACAGCAGCAGCGCCTGCAGCGCCGAGTACGCCTGCTGCCTGATCACCCACCCCGTGCTCTGCAAGGAGATCCACGCCGCGCTCGCGGTGGTCGGCAGGGACTCCGCCAGCACCGTCGTGGTCGGCATCGGAATCCACGGCCGCGCTAGCCCTGTGCCAGCGGCGTCGTCGGCGACGACGACGTTGCCCGCGCGGTCCCACATCGTCCAGTACTGGTCCCCGCCGGGCGTGGTGGTGATCTCGTAGGCGACGCTGCCGTCGTCCCTGCGGATCGTCAGGAAGTACCTATCACCGGCACCACGACCGACGTGCAGCAGCCAAATCTGTGAGTCCTCGTGCAGCACGGAGAACTCGGCGCCGTCAGCAACCACAAGTCCACCGCTGGAGATGCGCGCGGAGCTGAGGTTCCGGCGTGACAGCTCGTCGAGCTGGGCCTTCAGCTGGTCGAGTTGCCGTTGCAGGTCGTCGTTCGACGGGGGCGTCAGCATCAGGTCACCCCCAGCGCTGGTGCGAACTGCACCTGGATCTCGTCCGGACTGCCGGTCGACGAGACGGTGATCGCGCGCCGCGGGTACTGCCCGGTCGGGATCCACCCGTGCCGCTGGACCCCGATCTGGAGCACGTCGCCCGCGGCGAACGCGCCGAGCCCGACACCGCGCCGTTCCGAGCCGGGCAGCGCCCCGTCCGCGCGCATGATCCCGGTCCACGTCTCCACCGGGCGTCCGCGCAGCGCGATCGTCGCCGCCGCGTGCCCGTCCAGCGTGGGGGTCTCGGTGACCGAGGTGTGCCCGCGGTCGACGGAGTGCAGCGCCGGGTGCCCGACCTGCTGCAGCGTTGAGTCGGTCGCCCGCCCCACCGGGAGCGCGCGCTCCATGCCCTGGCCGGGGGTGCGGACGTCGCTGGCCTGCTCGGAGGCGTCGCCGTCGACGTCGAGCCGCCGCAGCCCGGCCCCGTACCTGACGCTCTGCTGCGGCATGCTGACGCCGAGCATCGGCGCGCCGATCCGCATCTCCCACTCGAGGAAGCCGGGGGCGGTGGCGAACCGGGGCCGGAGCTCGACGTCGGGCCCCTGATCGACCTGGGTGAGCTGGGTCAGCCGTTCGCCGACCATCGCCAGGTCGTAGCCGTAGTAGGTGCGCTCGTGCGCGCCGGTGACGTCGTCGGGGTAGGCGATCGGCAGCCCGCCGTACGCGTCGGAGGTCTCCGCGTGCTGGACGAGTCGCTTGGCGATGGTGCCCAGCGACAGCCCGGCCAGCACGACGTCGGCCTCCGCTTCCGTGATCGACCCCTGGTGGCTGCTCTTGAGGACGCGCCTGTTCAGCACCGCCCACAGGCCGCCCGCGCCGACGGTCAATGCCCCGGCGTCGTCGTCCCACCGGTACGTCATGATCGGCCCGGCCTGCACCACAAACCGGCCGTAGACCATGGCCAGCGTGACCCGCCACGGCTCGAACATCGCGTGCAGGTCGGCCGGAAGCCGGTCGACCTTGCGGGCCGGAACGGTGATCTGCACCTGACCGCCCAGGTTCACCCCATACTGCCAGCCGGGCGTGCCCTCGTAGGGCGCGGTGCCGATGATCCGGCCGGTCACCGTGTCCGCCAGCAGGCAGCGCCACAGCTGCCTCACGGCTCGCCCAGCCAGGTCAGCCGCGCGTAGGACCCGGCGAGGATGGTCGCGTTCGGCGCGTTGTTCTTGTAGGCGTCGAAGTAGACCCTCAACGGCTCGCCGCGCGGCACCCGGAGCAGGTGCGTGCCGCCGGTCCCGCCGAAGCCGGTCGCCGCGACGTCCTTGGCGGGGAACGGCAGAGTCACGCTCCCCGCGTTGGTGACCTGCGTGTAGAAGGCATCGGTGTACCGCGCGCTGGCGACATCGGAGGCCAGCGTCATGTCAAGCATCCACAGGCCGTCGCGCGGGTGGCTCGCCCCCCTCGCGACGTAGTTCGTCGTCCACCCGCCGCCGGTGGTCACGGGGTTGAAAATCCCGAGGTTGGTGTACGCGCCGGTGCCGTTGACGATCATCTGGCCGTCGTCGCGGCGCAGGTCGGCGTACAGCGTCGGCCGCACGTCGCCGATCCGGTAGACCGTCTCCCAGGCCAGGCCGGTCCACACCTGCCTGACCCGGCTGTAGATCCGCTCCGCGCCGATCAGCGGGCCCGCCTCGTTCGGGTCGTCGGCCTCCAGCAGGTGGCGCGGCGTCCCGCGCACGGCGGCGCCCTTCCGCTGCGGCGAGAGCTGCGCAGTGCCGAGCGCGGTGACGGGCATGGTGGCCAGGCTCGGGACGAGCGCGTGGCCGATCTTCGTGCAGCCCGCCGGGGTGGCGGGCGCGGTCGGCGTGGACGCGGGGGTGCCCGTGATCGGGATCAGGTCGCCCTTGCTGATCCCGCCGCCGGAAACCGCGTCGTCCCGGACCCGCGCGACGACCGCGTCCAGCCTGGGCAGCGTCGCGTGCGCGGGATCCACCATGAGCGGAACGGCGCTCTCCAGCGTGCACAGGTAGGGCCCGGTTCCGGGCGCGGTGATCACGCACTGGCCCGGCAGCACCCACACCTCCCGCGACGGGGTGGTGGCGGGGACGATCCTCAGGTCGGTGACGACGCCGATCTCGTCGGTGGCGGACGGCAGCACGCCGTCCCGGTGCGCCAGCGGACCACCGGGCCCGGGGTACAGGAAGGCCGCGTCGTGCATCCGCCCGACGCGGGCGGGGTTGCGGAGCTGCAGGCTCCACACGCTGGTCATGTCGGCGCCGGTCGGCACGATCCACCTCCAGGAGGCTCGGGCCAGCCGGGTGGCCGCAGGGTGAGGGTCACCACCAGCCGGGGCTGACGGAGGCGGTGGCGGTGGCGGCGGTCGGCCCGGTGTCCTCGGACGCGAACGCCACCGTGGTCGCGGTGCTCGTGGGCGGGACCGCCCACCAGTCGGCCTGGAGCAGGAACCGCTCCGCGACGCCGTTGAGCCACGCGGACTGCCGATGCGGATGGCTGTCGATGACGAGCGTGTCCGCGGCGGCGAGCGTGCCGCTGTAGAGCAGGGTCTCGCCGGTGGAGGGCAGGTAGAGCCGGGGTTGGGTGGCGGGCCCGGTGATCGTGTATACCGGCCACACCTCGGCCGTCCCCATGTTGATCAAAGCCATGGAGCCGTTGCTGGCGGGGGTGCCCCAGTCCAGGCCGCCGCCGCTCTCCCAGTCCAGGCCGACCGGCGCGTCGTGGGAAACGGACCCCCACGGTTCCCCCGACCAGTAGCCGCCCGCGCTGGAGCCGTCGAAGTAGCCGCCCAGGGTGGCGCCGCGCTCGACCAGCAGCGCGGTCGCGTCGAGCAGGTCGCCCGGCGCGGCGGACAGCGCGAGCGGGCACACGAGCAGCCCGGTCGCGGTGCCGGGCGCCAGCGCGGTCAGCTCCAGCCGTGTCCACGTCCCCGCCGCCAGCGCGACCGGCGCGCTGGCCGTGCTGCTCACGAACCCGCCCGCGCTGTCGGTCCACCGCATCTCCAGCTGCGCCGACCTGGCGGCCGTGCACCGCGCCCACAGCGCAGCCGAGTACTGCTGCCCGCCCACCACCCGCAGCACCGGCTGGCGCAGCCCGATCGTGCCCGCCGTGGTGCAAGTGGCGCGGGCGAGCGCACGACGCGCGTCCAGGCCGGGGATGACGGTGGAGTACACCTCGGAGGTGACCGCGGAGCCCGCGTTGTAGGCCGTCCACGGCACGCTGCTCGCCACGCCGACGGTGTTCCGCGCGAGGTTCGTGCGCATCACCGCGCCGAGCCCCGCCTCCCAATCCAGCCCTCCGCCGGGCATCGGCAGCCCGGTCGAGGCCAGCACCGGGTCCCCGTACCGGATCGGGTCATCCGCGACCAGCACGATCTGCCAGTCGAACTGGCGGGGCCCGGTACGCACAAGCTGCGGGTCGGCCTCCCGCCGCACCAACGACCGCTTCGTGCGCACCGGCTCGGTGACCACCAGTTCACGCGCCCCGCTGCGCAACAGCGCGCCGAACCGGTCGACGGCCCGATCGGCGGCCTCCTCCGTCCGGGCCTGGCACCACCCGGCCAGCGTGACCACCCGCGGCGTCGCCCACTGCTGCACGTCGGAGTACGCCCCGTGGTAGCCCACGCGGTCGCTGCTCTGGCCGCGCACGCCTGGCGCCCGCCACCAGCCGTCGTCCCGCTCGACGATCCACTCGGTGCCGTCGTCGTCGCGGCCGTTGGCCATCCAGCCGTCCACGGACCACGAGGGGTGCAGGAGCGGTGTGGGCACGAGCGCCTCCTCACCGCCGGGTGCGCGCCTGGAACGCGACCGTGCTCGAGACGACCTGCGCGGTCACGTACGCGTCCTCGTTGTCCCGCACCGAGATGTTGTTCGTGATCTGCGGGGCCACCATCGGCGACGAGCTGCTGCTCTGCGGCATCGACGACGTCGTGCTGGCGACACCACCGACCGCCCACCGCCGGATCAGGTCGTACCCCATCTCGGAGGCCGTGTACGCGAGCAGTTCCTGCGACCGGCGCGACCGGTTGATCGGGATGTAGGCCTCGTCGTCGACGAGGCGGTCGCCCACGACGCGCCATGTGTTCGGCGGCACTATCTGGGCGATGCCCGCCGACATCGGCATGAGCTTGTGGAGACCGCCTTCGGCGAACCGTTTGATGATGTTTCCGTCGTGGTTCACCCCCATGGGCCCATTGGGGGCTGGTTTCCCGCCGGTGTAGATGACGGTCACTGTCTTGGTCGACGGCTTGTTGAGGAACTCGTTGAGCTTTTCCTCGGCAGACTTGGTACTGGCCGTGATGGTCACACCGTTCGGGGTGGTCTGAACCTTGTAGCCCAGCTCCTCGAGCTTCTTCTTCGCCTCTTCGGAAAGCGTGCGGACAGTGATTGGCTTGTCGGGCGGGAGTTGATCCGCCATCGATTTGACCAGCAGCAACTCCTGCTTGGTCTTCTCGTCGCCTGGCGTGCTCAGGGCGACGGCCACATTGCGCGGGATCAGGCCCATGCTCTCGGCGAGGATGAGGGCCTGCTCGCGCGTAATTCCGAATTCATCCGCCAGGTCGAGGAAGCCGTCCAACGCTTTTTGGGCGGCTGCTGTCGCCTTGTCGAGGGCGGTGCTGACACCCTCTCCTTGGCTGATGGACAGGTCGTACGCCGCTGATGCGAGGTCGGCGGACTGGCCGGTCAGGTCGGACAGCATCTCGCGAAGCGTGCGCCCGTTTTTGGTGGTGATGTTCAGGCTGCCATCGACGTTGAGGAGCGATTGACCCCAGCCTTGGGTCTTGTCGATGTTCTGCCCGAACGCCTCACTGATCCGGCTCAGGGTCTCGTAGACGCGCGCCTGCGCCGCCTGGAAGTCGACCTGCCCCCCGGCCAGCGCGTCCAGGGCTGTACGCAGGGCGCGGGCCCGGTCGTTAGCGCTCGACGCGTTGCTCGAAAGAACGCCGAGTGCTGAAGCGAGGGAGCGGCCGGTTTCGGTGGCTTCCGACATGGAAGCGCGACCGTTCTTGAGCGCCTCGTCCAGATCCTTTTGCTTGGAGACATTGTTGCCCAGTTCGGGGATCAGTTCGCCGAGGATCTTGCGGAGTTCGAAAGCCTTATCGGCCAGCGGATTTTGCCCGGCGACCTGACCCTCTAGCTGTCCCTGTCCTTCCACCTGTGCGAGGTAGGTGTCCAACACCCCGTTGACCTGGGAAAGTGCATCCGAGTTGCCCAGGTAGGCGTCGGTCAGCGTGGACAGGGGGATTTGCAGTTCCTTGGCCAGGTCCGACGCGCCCCGGTCCTGCAAAGTTTTGGCGGCCTGGAGCCTAATGTTTTCGGTAATGGCGTAGTTGCTGTCCCGCAGCGCCTCGGCGAGCGAGCGCGTTGCCGCCTCGTGCTGGGCTGCCCGCTGGGCAGCGTCCTGCTGTCGCCCAGCCAAAATCGACAGCCCGACCGAGGCTGCGGCGATCGCCAGACCGGCCGGCCCGCCGAGTGCGCCGACGAGATCGTTCGCGGCGGAGAGCAGGCCGCGTCCGAGCGCGGTCGTCGCCGCGCCCGCCGCCGCGCCCAGGGTCCCGAGGGCGGTGACGGTGCGCTGCGCCAGGTCCGGGACCCGGTCCAGCCCGGAGGCGATGGAGGAGCCGATCGAGCGGGCACGGTCCGCGATGTTGACCGCCGCCACGCCGATCCCCGTGGGGATGGCCTGGATGGCTGACACGATCTGTCGGGCCCGGTCAGCCGTCGCAACGGCGGCGAGCCCGACACCGGTGGGGATCGCCTGGACCGCCGAGACCACTGAGCGCGCCCGGTCGGCCATGCTGACCGCTGCAAGTCCGATCCCGGTCGGGATGGCCTGCACGGCTGAGATGACCTGCCGGGCTCGGTCGGCCGTGGCGATCGCGGCAACCCCGACTGCGGTGGGGACAGCCTGAACAGCCGCTGAGACGCGGCTGGGGAGCGACTGGACACCCCGGATGAGCGACTCGCTGGCGATGCCCACGGCCAGTCCGGCGCGCTCGCTGGACTGGGAGATCGAGTCGAACGTTGACCGGTAGGTAGAGCGCATAGCGGCGACGGCCGGGGAGCGTTCTGCCAGCGCCCCCACGGAGGCGGACAGGACACCGATCGGGCGCCCTGCCGAGGCGGCAGTCCCGCGCAGTTCGCCCACCGCATCGGTGAAGCGCCTTGTGGTCGCGATCGCAGGCAGCTGCGACGCCTGGTAGGCGGCCACAGTCGAGCTGAGAAGCCCGATCTGCTCGCCGCTCTCTCGTGCCTGCTGACGCTGCGCCTGTATCTCGCCGACGAACTGGCGCAGCCCGCCACCGACCTCAGACCGCTGGAGCGCCCCCACGGCCACCCGGTACGCGACGAGACTCGCGACGGCAGTCAGCACCGGCCCTGGCAGGGACGCCACCCCGGAGAGCAGCCCGCCGACTCCCTCGCCCGCAGGCCCGAGCAGGCTGGTGACGGCCACAACGCCGTCGCCGAGCAGTCCGATGGCGGTCGCGAGCGCGGACACCGGCCCATCGCCATCAGCGGAGGCGGAGGCGATCTCCCCGATCCCGTGTGCCACCGGCCGGGCGGCATCCACCACGTGGCGCAGCCCGGCGGTGAAGTCGGCGAACAGCTTGATGCCCGCGTTGATCGCGGTGTTGACCGGGCCGACCGAGCCCCGTGCGATCGGCATCAGTACATCGCGTGCCGCCTGGACCACGACCTGACCGCGCTCGCGGATGGCCGCCGCCAGCCCCGGTCCGTACAGCCGCCCGGCTGCGACAGCGGTCTCCAGGCCGCGCGCGATCTGCGGCCCGACTTCGTCGATCGCCTCCGCCAGCGACCGGACCACCGCTTCCAGCGGCTCGTCGATCGCCTCGTAGATCCCGATCCCCGCCGACTCGAGCTGCGACTGCAGCCCGTCGATCGCCCCGCCGAGACCCTCGGTCTTCGCAGCGGCGACGTCGGCCGCGCCACCTTCCCGACCGACCGCCTCTGCCATCTCGTCGAACGCCTGCGCGCCAGTGGACGCCAACGCGCTCGCGACGGTCATACCCTCGTTGCCGAACGCGGTCGCCGCGTTCAAGGCGAACGTCGCTTCGGTCATCCGGGCCTTGGCCGCAGCCAGTTGCTCGGTGACCGTGCGGAGACCGACGAACTTGCCCTCGGTGTCGAACGCCTCGACGCCGAGCTCGCCCAACGCCTTGGCGGCGGGCTTGCTGGGCGCCGCAAGGCTGGCGATCATGCCGCGCAGCGACGTGCCAGCCTGCTCACCCCGGATGCCCTGGGTGGCGATCAGGCCGATCGCGGTGGCGACCTGGTCGATGTCCGCGCCCACCGCTTTGGCCACCGGGCCGACATACTTCAGGGCCCCGGCCATGTCGGTGATCTCGCCACTGGCGGCGTTCGCGGTGTTCGCCAGCACGTCAGCGACATGCGATGCCTGGTCCGCCGACAAGCCGAACTGGTTCAGGGCGTCGCTCTGGATCTCGGCCGCTTGGGCAGCGTCGACCTGCGCGGCGGCGGCGAGCTGGAGCGTGCCGCGCGCGGCGGTCATCGCCTCGTCGAGGTCGAGACCGCCCTTGGCCAGCTCCTTCATGGCGCTGGCTGCATCGGCGGCGCTGGTGGCCGGGAGGGTCAGGTCGCTGCCGAGGTCCTGCGCGAGCCTGCCAGCTGCCGCCATCTCCGCGCCGGTGGCCTGCGTGACCGCCATCAGCTCGTTGAGGTTCCCGGCGTACTCATTGCCGACCTCGATGATCGACTTGAGACCTGCGGCGATGCCAGCGGTACCCGCCGCCAGCCCGAGCCCCGCGCTGAGCCGATTGGCAGCCCCGGCGGCACCGCGCAGCCCTCGTTCCAGATCGCCAGCGACCTTGGAAGTGTCCGCGCGGACCTCGATGTCGATCCGGCCACCGGCCATGACACCCCCCGGCAGGTCACAGCTCCCAGGCGGCGATGAACTCGTCGACCGTCGTCAGCTGGGGGCCTGACGCATCGGGCCTGGCAGGCGCTGCTGTCCGCTCGACGAAGGCGTCGAACATCTGCTGCGCCAGCGGGGCGGGCCTGTGCGCGATCGGCGGAACCGGCGGATCAGCGGGAGGCCTGACTCCGTGGCGCCGGTCGTTTAGCAGCGCACGCCGCGCCTCACGGGCCTCGTCCGACTCGGGGTCGAACGTACGGTCTCGCCAGTCGAGCACCAGCCCATAGGACTGGATCTCCAGCAACCTCGCGGTGTTCTCCTGGTGCGGCCCCCAGTGGCGCAGGCCGCCGGGGTCGAGCAGTTCTGCCAGCGCCGTCTCGGGTTTCCGGGTGAGCCTGCGCACGCGCGCGGCGAGGTCGACGGCTGGCATCTCCCGCCACGCCGTACGCAGGTCCCGCCCGTAGACCTCGTCGAGGTCGCAGAGGACGGCGTCCCACCACGGTCCTGCGACCGCGGTCAGGACGCCGAGGAGTCCCCCTCGGCGTCCAGGCTGGTGTGCAGCCCGGCCGCGACGAACAGGCGTCGGGTGACATCAACGCGCGCCTGCTGCGGTAGCACTTCGAGCAGTTTGCTCAGCTCCTCGCCCGCCACCTTGTCGACGGCAGTGGCCCCCTCGGAGAGGAGGATGCCGAGCGCTTCGCCGTCCTGCTGGGTTGTCGCCAGCGACCAGAAGCGCACGACTTCCTCGCCGGTGAGGTCGCGTCGCAGCGACCAGTCCCGGCCGCCGAAGCGGACCTGCGCGCGGTGCGGGGATCGCTGCTGGAGCAGGGCGTCGAGGTCGAGCACGTCGTGTGAGTCGGAGGCGGGGGCACCTTTGGTCTTGGTCATGGTTCCTTCTCTGGTCAGGCGAACGGGTTGCTCTTGGTCCAGCGGCGCAGGGGCTTGGAGCCGTCGTCGGGGATCAGAGGGCTGAGATCGAAGTCCCAACCATCCAGGTCCTCGCCGTCGTACTTCTCCTCGGGGGGCGGGCCTGCCTCGGCCTTCTGGGCGTAGAAGGCCTTCGCCTCGTCGCCGTCCTCCACGCGGAAGATGAACGCGAAGAACTCCTCGTCGCCTTCGATCCACTCGTGGCCGCCGTTCCCGGCGCTGATCGATCCGCCGCGGAGGACGGTCAGTGCGCTCGCGGGGCCCTGGTCGACGGCCCGGAACAGGATCTTCGGCTTCTTGGCGTCCTTCTTGCGCCGGTAGGGCGCTTCCCGCTTGTTCCAGACGTAGAGGTCGGTGATCTGCTGCTCGACCTGCTTGGTGAAACCGGCCTTGATGCCGCCGTAGGGAACCCAGCCGCTGAGCGAGGGGGCGAAGATGTCGGGCGGGACCGGTGTCCCTGCGGGTGCCCGGAAGGCGTCGCCGTCCAGCGCCAGGAAGGCGAGTGACGGGTTGGCGTAGCTGGACATGCGTCCTCCAGAGAGCCCGTCATCGGGCGCAAGGCGGGGGCACCTTGAGGAGGGGAAAAGCCTTGTGGAGGCACAGGAGTAGGACCGGCCGGTCGCCAAGGTGCCCCGCTTGAAAACGCGACCGGCCGGAGTTCGTGGTCAGCGGTTGTGGATGCTCATCTCCGCCCGGCACATCGCCCGGTAAACCGGCGCCGACGGGCCGCGCGAGGTGTCCGCTGGGAGCGGGCCGAGGTCGATGACCCGGCAGGAGTAGTGCATCGACCGGTAGGGGACGTTCCTGGCCGCGTCGAGCACGCGCCGCACGCGGTCTGCGACCCGCCACACGACGCGTTCCGGATCGTCAGGAGCTGCTGCTGGCGCACACCAGGCGTCGACTTGCACGATCGGCCTGTAGCCGCCGCCGCCGAGCAACCCAAGGGGGGTGGGCAGCTGCACGGTCAGGTAGGGCCCGGCGACGACGCTGCTGCCGGTCCTGGTGCTCATGCGGTTCGCGACGAGCGCGACGAGCGCGGTGTCGGCGCGCAGCAGCGCGAGCACCGCGTCCGCCGCCCACGGCAGCTCGGACTCGGCCACGGCCACCTCCTACTTGGGCTTCCACCCGGTGTACCGGCCGTGCTGGCGCGCGGCGTCGGTGAGCACCGCGTGCGCCGGAGTGTCGGAGGTGCCGTACTCCTTGAAGATCGACTCCGGGTCGGAGTCCTCGACGAACACCCGGTCGCCCTCGCTGCGCACCCCGATGCCGTCCCGGTACTCACCGGTGCGTACCGGCGCCTCCACACGCGCCTCGGCCGCGATCTCGGCGGCGATCTCGCGGCGGCGAGGCGTCGAAGCCCGCACCGCTACCCGCTGTGCCTGCGCCGCGTCCACGTACACGCGGACCGTCATTGCTAGACCTCCTCGGCGAGCACCGTGATCGTGTTGACCGACGCCGTGAACTGCAGCTCGGGCCCGTAGATGTTGGGCGGCCAGCCCGCCGCGATGCGCGTCTGCGCGCCGGTGAACGTGTAGGTCAGCGGCGTGACCGCCTGGCCGTCCACCGCGTTCGGGAAGCTGATCGTGACGGTGCCCCCGGCGCTGGAGGTGAACTCGAGCCGCAGGCTGCCGGAGTTGGCGACCTTGTTGCCGTTGACGGCGTCGCACGCCACCGGCGTGGCCTTCACGGCGGCGGTCCTGTGGTCGAGCCGGTTGAGCGTCACCGCAGTCGCGGCCATGACGTGCTCCTAGGGGTCGTTCGTCTGCATGTCGGAGATGAGCGCCAGCACGGCGGCGAAGAACAGCGGTCGGTGGTCCGGCCGCCTCGCGACTTCGCTGACGACCTTGTACTGGTCGCCTTTTTCGTCGGTGACCAGCGACTTCCGCGTCAGGGGAGTGTCGAGCGGGACCAGCAGGAGCCACAGGCTAGTGGTGGTGTCCTGCTTCTCCACCAGCGTGAGGCTGCGGCTTATGTCAACCACCGACCGCTGGCTCAGCCACGCCGGGCTGAACTTCGTCATCGGCAGGCCGGGACGCTCGTTTCCGCTGTCGGGGTCGACCGACGGCATCCCCGGCGTCGTCACCTTCACCTGCCGGGGCATGGGCGGACCGCCCATCAGGCTCCACCTCCCGTAGCGTGCCGTCGGCGAGTCCGGCCCTGACCCATGACTGCTCGCGCGCGGCCCAGGTTTCTCGCCCGTCGGCATTGAAGAAGTGCGCGATGTCGGTCATGCGGAGACCGCTCCTCTCAGATGCTGAACGCGCTCGGCCCCAGCCGGTTGAGGGCGTCGAGCCGCTTGCGGATCGACGCCACGGTCGCGGCGCCGAGCATCTCGGTGGCGTAGGTCTCCGAGTACTCGGGCACCTGCCACGAACGCAGCCCGCCGGGGTTGGAGTAGAGGGACTGCGCGACGTCGAGCACGAGGGCGACGATGTCGGCGGGCACCTCGCGGTAGCCGTGCGAGTAGGTCACCCGCACCCTCGGCGCCCACACCCCGAGCGGGCGGCGGTACGGCCAGCCCTGGAGTCGATCGGTGAACCACCACGGCATCCCGCGCGTGAGCCGTGACCCGGTGAGCACGTAGTCCCGGTCGGCCACCAGCGGGGTGCTCGCCCCTCCGAACTCGGTGACCTCGACGACGGCGAGCGGGTTGTCCTGGTCGACGACCACTGGCCGTCCCGGCAGCACGAGCTCTTGCTGGCCGCCGACCAGGTCGATGCTCTCCTGGGAGATGAACGCGAACTGGTTGCCGGCCACGGCGCGCACGAGCCCGGAGGCGTTGTCCAGCGCGAGCTGCGCCGAGGCCTCGTCGACCTGGGCCTGCAGGCGCGCTGCGAGCTGAGTGGGGGTGGCCAGGGATGCCACGGCCACCCCCTCAGCCGCCGATGATGCCGGTGAGCTTCTCGACCAGCCGGGCCCGCTGCTGGGACCCGCGGGCCTGTTCGGCGTCGAGCGCCCGCTGGGCCCGTTCGGGGTCGGTGCCGACCCACTGCATGATCAGGTCGATCTTGCTGCCGGGCTCCGGCTCGCCGTCCTGCTCGGGCGCCGCTGGCGGGGGCGGCGGTACCTGCTGTTCCGGCGTGGCACCGTCGCCCTGGTCGCCCTGGTCGCCCTGGTCGCCCTGGTCGCCCTGGCGCTCGGAAGCCCTGCCGCTCGGGTGCGCGGGGGCAACGGGCTCGATGTCGCCTTCCCCCAGCACGCTCCGGACCGGAGCTCCGGTCCGGAGCAGGTAGGCGGCCACGTCGCCGGTGAACTCCTGCCCCACCACGATGTCCAGCGTCTGCCCGCCCTGGATGACGACCATGCAGCTCTTGTCCGCGACGGCCCGCACGGTGGCCATCAGGAGGCGTGCTCGATCATCACGGCCCGCTTGTAGCGAGCGGGGTCGCCGCTGGCCGCCGTCGCGTCGGACGGCACGCCGAAGTCACCCACCCAGCTCCACGTGGTGGAGAGGTTCTGCTGGAACCTGTCCTGCGGGGGGCGGGTGATCAGGGCGACCTGCACGCCGGTCGCGGGCCCGATGATGCGGATGTTCGGGTTGTTCTCCACGCCGGTGCCGTCCAGCAGGTTCCCGTTGCCCTCGAAGGGGTTCGCGGTGAGCGCGCCTTCGCCGACGACGAGCGGGCGCTGCACCGTGACTCCGGTCGCCGAGGTCACGGTGGGGGTCTCGTTGTTGCGGACCCAGTCGATGCCCGCGAAGCGGCCGAGGCTGAGGTTGCGGTAGATCGGGGACTCCACCGCTCCCTGCGCGGCCTGCTTGAAGTCCGGGTCCGCGAACAGCTGACCTTCGGTGTCCGGCGGGATGTGCGCCACGTAGAAGCCGCCGACCGTGGGCACGTTCTGCTTGCGCAGCCGCACCACGGCGTTGCGGAACAGCGCCAGGGTGGCCGTGTCCGAGGAGGTCAGGGCGTTGGCGCTGGACTTGGCGGCCGGGCGGTAGGACACCGGGGCGTTGGCCGCGACCACGGAGTCACCGGTGGTGTCGGCGCGCGCGGTGCCGAGGGTGAGGGTGCCGGGGCCGGTCTGCGCGGACACGCCGGTGACGGTGTTCGCGACGCCCTCGATGCTGACGGTGAGCGGGGTGGAGGCGGACACCGGCGTCGGCACGCCGTTGACGCCGACGTGGGTGAAGCCGTCCACACTGGCCACGGTGATGCTGGTGTCCGAGGAACCGCCGGCTGTCGCCCAGGTCCGGCCGCCGGAGTAGGCCCGGTAGAGCTTGTTGCGGGCGATCTGGTTCAGGGACTGACCGGCGCCGATCGCGAGGGTCTGCACGTCCCGCAGGTACTTGCTGGCGATGGTCATGGCCGACTGCATCATGTTCGTATCGATGCTGTCGCCGTACTGGTCCATCGTCACCGACCACTGCTCGACGGCGTAGGTCGAGGCCGAGGGGTCGGATCCGGTGACCGGCGTGGTCTTGGGGGCGAGCAGGCCGGTGCGGGTGCGGGTGCTGGTGTCGCCCAGGTTCGCCGCCCACGGCTCGTTGTCCGCGATGGCGGCGAACTGGAACTCGGGCAGCAGGGCGTCCTCGAAGGCCCGCTCGAGCAGCCCGTTCTGCATGAGGGAGCGGATGGCGGCGGGCAGGGTCGACCACACGTCGTGGCGGCCGAGCCGGAACCACTGCGTGAGCAGCGGGTTGACCGGCCTGGCCGGGACGCCCGCGCAGGACCGGGCAACGGTCGAGGTGAACATCAACTCTCCTCAGTGATCTCGATGGACACGATGTCCGGGTGCTGAAGGGCGATCTGCTGGAGACCGAGCACGGCGGTCTGGGTGATCGCGGAAACCGCCGCGCAGACCCGCCCTTCCAGGACGTGGCCCTCGTGTCCGGTCACCTCGATGGAGGTGGAGCCGTCGCCGAGGCGAGCAGCGATGTGGATCACGAGCGCGTCTTGACTCCGAGTCGGGCCAGCTCCGCCCGGACCTCCTCGGGGGAGGCGTCCTTGAAGTTGGCGGGCTTCGTGCCACCGCCACGGGCGCCCTGTGACGGGTCGGGCTTGGGCTTGGCCGGGCCCTTCGACTCGGCCTTGCGCCAGTGCGGCTTGGCGTCCAGCAGCTCGCTGAGCCGCATCTTGATGGCCCCGGTGTCGACGTCCCCGTCGTCGGTGACGTAGTCCTCGGCCTTGAGGGCGTCGACAGCGTCGCTCGGGTCGGCGAAGTCGGCGGCGGCGAGCGCCTTGACCTCGGCGCGCACGGCGCGCTGGACGGCCGCCACGGCGCGCTGCTCGGCGGCCTCGGCACGCTCGGCAAGCTTCTGCTCGGCGGTCTTCTGCTCTTCCTCGATCTCCGCGAGCCGCTTGGCTGCTGCCGCGTTGGTCTTGGCCGCCGCCTCGTGCTTGCGCGCCAAGGCCTTCCACTTGGCGGCGTCAGCGGAGCCGTCCTTCTTCTCGGTCTTCCCCTGCTCGCCTTCCTGGCCCTTGTCGGGTTCGGTGGAGGGCTCCTGCGGGTCAGCCGGGTCCTCCGTGCTGCCGTTCGGGTCCTCGGCCGGGGCGGCCGGGTCGTCGTCGTGGCGCGCGAGGTCGAACTTCCAGCCGGGCTGGATCATGCTGATCTCCCGTGTCGGGTGAGCGACCGCGCCGTGTCGGCGCAGGTCAGAGGATGTAGCCGTAGTTGGTGAGCTGGCGCACGGCCTCGGCGCGGCTACTCGCCGAGGTCACGATCTGCTGCGGTGTGGGCCGCGGGGTGCGCACGTACCGGTAGGCGTAGCCCTGCTGGCGCCCGTCGGCGGTCGTGCGCACGTAGGTCTTGCCGCGCCGGAACAGCTCCGCGTAACGGGCCGCGGCGGCGCGGTCGAAGGTCATGTTCGTGTAAGTCCGGTTGCGGACGTCGAGGCCGAGGGCGCGGTCGACGTCGCGGGCGAGGATGCGGGCCCCGGCGACCGCGCGGCGGGTGATGCCGACCGCGCTGGCCTGCAGGTCGCCGATCATGTACATGCCGCGCTGGGCGTTGATCACCTGTGCGGGGTCGGCGCCGTGCTCCACGATCGCGGCCGTCGCAGCCTTGGACAGGCCGTGCACCTGGCCGGAGGCGATGGCTCCGCGTACATCGAGTGGCTCCGCGTCGTCGCGTCGTTGGACCGGGTCGTGCTTGCAGTCGCAGTTCTTGTGCCGCCTGAACCCGCTGGACCAGCGGTAGAACCGCCCAGCCAGCACGATGCACCGCGAGCACGAGGGCAGCCGGAGCCGCCGGTAGTAGCCCGCGACGTCCGAGCGTCCGGCGATCCCGGCCGCCGAGGCGAGGCGCCCGGTGTCGCCGGACGCGGTGCGCACGTACGACGCCAGCGTCGCCCGCGCGCGCCCCAGCGCGGCGGCAGCGGGCATCCCGGTCCACAGTGCCTGCTGGGCGTTCGCCGCAGGCAGGTAGAGCAGAGCGTCCAGCCCGGTCGACACCATCCCGCCGGGGTCGACCGGGGTGTCGATGCTGCCGCCGAGCGTGTCGAGCAGGTAGGGGTCGGCCATCTCGGCGGCGACGGTCTGCGCCGCCACCAGGATCGCCACCGCCTCGGGTAGCAGCCCCACCCACGACGCGGACGGGTTCGCGGCGTCGACGCGGCCCCACAGCGCCAGGATCATCGCGATCGCCTGGCGCTCCAGCACGGCCGACTCGTCGTAGAAGGCGGTGCCCGCGCTGGTCATGCCGCCTGCTCGGCTGCGACCTGCGGGTCAGTCGGCTGCTCGCGAGGAGGCTGAGGGGGCGGCGGCGGGGGCTTGAGCGGGCCGAACACCCTGTCCTGTTCCGTGCGGGCGGCCTTCTCGTCCGCCTGCTCCATCAGCCTGATCTCCTCGGGCAGGTAGTTCAGCCGCTCGCGGGCGAAGGGCAGCGGCAGGATGCCGGACTCGTGCAGCTTCACGGTCGCGTCGGCCGCCTGGGCGATGGTGGGCGTTGCCGCGTCCCTCCAGCGCGCTTCCAGCCGTTTCAGCTCAGGCCGCCAGACTCCGGTGCGGATGCGGTCGGCGATCCGCATTGTGCGCTCGTGGCTGTCCCCGAACGAGAGCATTCGCCGCTCGGCGCGCTTGATCAGCCTGGTCTCCGCTGCCCGGATGGCGTCGGCGGTGGCGGGGTTCGCCGCGTTCTGCTGCCCCATCGTCTGTGGGGTGAGTGCGCCGAGGGAGCCGACGATGCTGGCTAGGAGGTGGATGGTCTTGTGGAAGTTCTCCAGCGACGCCTCGGGGAACTGGCCGACCTCGGCGCCGTCCTGCTTGGTCTTCCGCGTTGCCCAGATCCGGCCTGCGATCTTCGACCACATGGAGACTCGGCGGCCGTTCTCATCCGTGAAGTCCTCCGGCCCGAACCCCAACGCCCAGCGCCTCGGCATGGCGTGGAACTCGGCGGAGACCATCATGTCGGTCGCGACCTTGTTCGCGGCGTCGGACACCGGGATGATCGCCGCCAGCTCGCTCTTGCCGTTCGGGGACTGCAGCCGCGGGCGGTTCACCAGCGGCACCACCGGCACCACACCGAGCTCGTGCTCGTCGGCGTCGTAGTCGCTGTCCAGCTCCCACTTGCCGTTCTTGCGCACGTACCACTTCGTCTTGTCCGGCAGGTAGAGGGTGGCGTGCTGGACCTTCCCGGTCGGCAGTTCCTCTTCCCACCGCTTCACGGCGGCGGCGATCTCGCGCGTGCGCGGGTCCCGTTCGGCGTACACCTCCAGCGGCGACTCCATCGTCACCAGCGGCAGGTCGTTCCCCTCCTCGGACGACGACCCGATCACGGAGTAGGCGCGCCGCATCACCAGCGCGTCGACGTGCGCCTGCTGGGACAGGGAGTCCAGGTCGTTGTGCTGCCAGATCTCTTCCAGACCAGCGTCGGCCTCGGCCGACCCGGAGAGCCTGAACCCCACGAGGTCCAGGCGTTCATCCAGGCAGTCCACGACCAACTGCGGCCAGTTGATCACTACCTGTTGGAGGCGGCCGTCCAGCTCGTTGAGTAGTTCGGGGTGCAGGTAGTTCAGCGGCTGGGTGCCCTCGTAGTGCGAGTTCAGGGTCTGCAGCTCGGGCAGTTCGTCATCGTGCGCGGCGATGAGCCTCTTGAGCCAATCCTCGTCGGCGAGGTCCACGAACGCCTCCTCACCGCAGGATGATCATCGTGCTCTTAGGCTTCTTCTCCCAGGAGCCCTTGGCCAGCACATCCAGTCGCGCCTGCCAGGACAGGCAGCCCGCCATGGCCAAGTCGATGAACTTCACGCTGTCCGGACGCTCCTTGTAGATCGTCCATAGCGGGGTCTCGTCGTCGTCGCGCACGCGCAGGTCGCCCTTGCGCGCGTTGGCGATGTGCCGGGCGTACGCCTCGTTCCCGTCGTGGGTGAGCGCGCCGGTCCGTTGGGCGGTTGCGAACGCCCTCATGGCCTTGCCGATCTGCACCGGGCGGTTGGTGTACCACTCCAGCACCCGCTTTTCACCCCACCGGCCTGCCCACCGCGCGACGTTCGCCTCGAACCGCGGCGGGTCGTTGTACGCCATCCGCACCTGGTAGAGCTCCATCGCCTCGGCGAACGCGCCGTCGACCTGCTCGTCGGAGACTTCCCAGTCCTCGTCCCCGTCGACGTTTTCCCACCAGGCGAGCGGCCACTGGAAGCCGGTCTCGATGTGCGTGGCCATCAGCCCGCAGGCGTCTCGCCAGCGGGCGCCGTCGAAGCCCAGCGTGATCGGCTCCCCGTGCGGGATGACCTCGCTGATCTCGAGGTCTGCCCAGCGCACCGGGTCGAACGCCTGCCTGCTCGACGCCACCCACCTGTTCAGCCACACCCGCTCGAAGTAACTGCGGTCGGTGTCGTCCTGGTGGAACAGCGACATGATCGAGTCGATGTCGGACCAGGCCGCGACCGCCGGGCCGGAGGCCTCCACGATCGCCGCTCGCAGGCCGCCCTCGGTGTCCAGGTCGTGGGAGGGCGAGGCCTCGCGGTGGAAGAAGAAGAACGTGGCGTCCTTCGTGCGCCCCTCGGCGATCTTCTCCGCGTACCCCTTCTCCACCTCCGCCACCGAGCCCTCGCCGGGCACGCCGGCGGTGGTGGTGGACAACGACCACGGGTCGGCCATCGGCCGCTTCGGGATGTTCTGCAGCATCGTCTGGTGCGCGCCCAGCAGCCGCGGACTGGTCATCCGGTGCGGCTCGTCGAAGTGCTGGAAGCTCGTGCGTGCGCCGTCGCGAGCGTTCGGTGACCCGGCCAGCGCGACGGCCTTGCCGTCGCCGTTGATCCGGGTGATCCGCTCCAGACCCGCGTCGAACAGGTCGCCGTCCGCGCCCTCCTGGCACATCACCAGCAGCGCCGCGTACGCCAGCTCCTCGGTCTGCTCCTCGGTGTAGGCGACCATCGGGATGTACGGGTCCCGCACCGGGCGCCCGACCGGCTCACCGTGCGCGTCGAACCCGTCGCACCTCACCGGCCCGTCGGGGTGCAGCTCAGCGAACCCGATCCACGCGGCCAGCTCGGTCTTCGCCGTGCCCTTGCGCGTCGAGACCGCGACCCGCTTGAACCGACGCTTCCCCGCGCGCGGGTGCCCCTTCGGGTAGACCTCGTACGCCCGGTAGATCAACGCTCGCTTCTCGTCGTCGATCACCGCGGGCTCGCCGCGCAGGTCGCCCGGCCCGAACGTCGCCGCGGCCTCGATCAGGTCTACGACCTGCGGTCCGAGCGTCGGCCACGGCTCCTCGTCGTAGGGCGGGACGATCAGCCCGGTCACGCCAGCCGCAGCACCGACCGGGGATCAGCGCCGGGCTCGGCGGCCTTCTTGGCCCGCTCCGCGCGCCGCTGCGCCCCACGGTCCTGCGCCTCATCCGTGCGCTCGATCTCCCACTGCAGGCGGCGCCGGTCGATCGGGGTGAGCCCGTAGCACTGCCGCTGCAGCCTGATCTCGCCTGCGAGCGCGGCGCGGGCACGCGGGGAGGGCTCGCGCCAGTAGGCGTCGACCAGGTCGGCCAGCATGTACAGGCCGTGCTGGTCGGAGCCGTCGTACTCGGGGGCCATCGGGGAGGCCCAGGTGTCGGCCCACCAGCGCTCGGTCAGGTAGTGCCAGCCCTCTTCGCGGTCGGGCAGGTCCGGGGCGACGACAGCGTGGTCGCGGGTCAGCGTGGCACGCGTCGTCGACTTGTTCCGCCGCGCAGGGCTGGCCTTCGGCATCGGCGGCATCACGGCACCGCCGCGGGCACAACCGGAATCGCCGGGGTGGTGCTGCGGTGGATCGGGCGGCTGCTGTCGCGTCCCCAGGTCTCGCCGACCTGCTTGATCGGGACGATGGCGTCGGCGCGGTAGAGCAGTCCTTTCTCGACGTCCACGAGGAACGCGTCGCCGTTCTCGGGGAGCAGGAGCGGACTGATCTGGATGTTCATGCTGGTCACCCTCCCGTGTCGGGATGGGCCGGGCCGCGTGTCGCCGCCCGGCGGACTCTGGGTTCCGTACAGAGGAAAAACGTCCTCACCCGCGGCACGGGGCCTGGTGGGCGGTTGGGATGTCCCCCCTGGGGGGTAGAATTTGATCACTCAGGGTGATCAACTCTGATCAATTGAAACCGGTCCGTACCGATACCGATCCGTTCCGACCCCATCATGTGTCGCAACCGCGACCGGGTACCCAAGGGGCACGCCCCATCACCCGTCCGCGTCATGCCCCACACGACGCACCTCCAGCCCGGCAGTGCCAGCCGCCAGCAGCAGGTCGTGCCACGAGCACACCTCAGGGGGCGACCACCACGTGTCCCCGACCCGCTCGAACAGCAAGCCGTCGAGCCGACCACCGAGCACGCGCAGCTGGCTACCAATCGCAGGCTGGACCGGCACGGCCAGCACGTCACCCACCCGCATACCCGCCTCCTTCCCGCCCGGCCTGCGCCAGCGGGGACCACGCGGGCACCGCGCCCACCGCGTCCGTGGGCTGCCACACCGACTCGGCCGACACGACGTTGCTCGCCACCCGGTGGATGAGCCGGTCCGCAGCCCTGACCGCTGCGCCGTGCGTCGCATGCTGAAGCGTCTCGCCCCGGCCGAACCCGAAGGCGGGCACTCGGACCGTCCACTGCCGGGGCGCGGTGCGGCGGATCGTGATGCGGTCCCGCACGTCCTACTCCAGCCTGGTCAGGCCGTCGGCCACCCGGCGCAGCACGTCGACGCGCTGGTCCGCCACGGGGGCGACTGCCTCGTACGTCGCCGCGAACACCTCGGCCTTGCACGGGTAGAAGCCCGCGCTGTCCCGCAGCACCCACTCGCCGGTGGTGATCCCCAGCCACGCGCTGTTGGCGTCTACGAACAGCGCGGCGGTCTGGTCCGGGTCGTCGCTGCGGTCCTCAGGGGCGATGGCGTGGAAGCGTCCTGCGCCCGTCCACGCCTGCAGGTCGGCCTCGTTCGTGCCGGTCCACTGCATGGCTTCGATCACGACCGGGCGCTTGCGGTAGTGGGCAGGCATCAGCACGTGCCTTCCCCCTTTCGGCTTCTCGGTGCGCTCGCGGCCGTCGAGGCTGTGGTGGACGACCAGCCACCCGTCGGGACCGTGAGGGTTGGGCACCAGCTCGGAGGTCGGGCCGCACACGCAGTCGTCGGTCTCGGAGTGGACCACGCTGTCCCCCAGCGGGAGGACCACAGCGCCGTAGTCGGTGGGCCTGGCCTCCCACCTGCACGGGCAGGGCCTGACGGAGTGCCCCTGAGAGCACGCGGTGGTCACTGACTCCCCTCGGAGATGGTCAGCCACGTCGGACACGGCCACGGTTGGCGCAGGGAGCCGCTGTAGTCCCGGTCCCACTGCTCGGGGCAGCCGCCACACTCCTGGATCACCTGCTGGGGGCCGAGAGTCTCGGCCTGTGGGGCGTGGGCGTTCAGCAGCGCGGTGATGATCGAGGAGCCCGAGTGGATGGTGAGCAGGTCGGCGTGCTGGGCTTCGTACTCGGCCATCTCGGCGAGGCGCGCCTGCTCGCGCTCCTCGGACGCCCGCTCGGCCGCCTGCACCTGCTCTGCGGTGGGCGGCTGCGGGTTGAAAACAGCCTCTAGCGCAGCGCGGTGGCGCGGACCGGAGACCGGAATGTACATCTCGGTCTCCGTGGTCATCTCCCCGATGACCCGGAAGTTCTGGGGTGCGATCACCGCTTGTCCGCCTGCTCTGTCACCTGCTCGCGGTCGTCGTACCGCCAGTCCTCACCCAGCTCCTCGGCCAGGCGCGGGTGCGCCGAGAGCTGGAGGTGCTGGCGGATGTACGGCTCGAACACCGGGTCCTGCACCGTGAGCACCAGCTGGCGGTCGCCGCTCTCGCCCCGACGCAGGCCGGACAGCAGGACCGGGATGCGCAGGGACGCGGTGCAGTCCGGGCAGCGGGCCTCGATCGAGGTCGCGGACCGGGGGTGCGGGGTCTCGTCCATCAGGTGCTCCCTACTGGGTGAGGCGGTTGTTCCAGCCGCCCGGCTGGTGCTGGGCGGTGTGCCGGGAGTGGCAGGAGGGGCAGAGCCCGCGGCCCCGCGCCGGGTCGTCCGGGTCGAGCCCTTGGGCGACAAGGGCACGGCGGTCGAGCGGGTGGTGATCGGCGTGCCGGGCGGGCTGGCCGCACGGCGCCGGGTGGCCGTGGTCGGGTTCGGCGCACACGCAGTGCGGGTCACGGGTGAGCACGCCGAGCCGGAACCGGCCGTCGTGGCGGGCGCCGTAGCCGCGCTGCCGGAAGCTGCCGCGGCGCTGCTCGGCCGCGCCGCGGCAGGACGTGCAGCGGCCGGTGCCCTTCGTCGGGGTGCCGCAGCCGGGGCAGGGGTGGAGAGCGCGGGACACGAGCCGCCCCCTCTCGCTAGAGGCTGGTGCGGCCCACGCCGTCCAGGCCGTAGCGGCGGGCCAGCCACGTCACCGACTCCGCCAGCTCCTGGTCGCTGAGGGCCCGGCTGAACAGCAGCGCCTCGTAGACGTCGCAGTTGCCGTTCAGCGACGCCGTGGAGTTGCCGTTCAGGGTCCAGCGGTCGAGCTTCGCGGCGGCACCGGTGCCGGTGGTCAGGGCGGTCAGGTCCCCGTCGTGGGTAAGCACCCGCGACCCCGCTCCGGCGAACACCACGCCGTAGACCCGCGCGCGCCCGGCACCGGTGTACGCGTAGGCCTCGCTGGCGGCGCCCGCGCCGAGCGCCATCAGGCCGGGGCTGGCGGACTGGCCGAGGTACACGTACGAGCCGGACGCGCCGGAGAAGAGGGTGTAGTTGGTCGAGTCCGGCCGGGCGACGAGGAGCACGGTCAGCGGCACCGGGTACGTCGCGGACCAGGCGGCGGTCTGCATGACCTGCGCGGCCGTCCCAGAGAACCGCACAGCAGGGACGCCGCTGCCCGCGCCGAGCGCGTCCGCCACCACGCTCGGCTGCTTGCTGCCGGTGGCCTGCGCCAGCGGCGCGGACTGCGACCCGGCGTACGGCGCCCACGACGGCAGCGTCGCCTGCGCGCTGTTCCCGAGGTCGGTGGAGCGCCAAGCGGCGATCAGACCCGGCAGGGTCGCCGGGGGCGCGCCGACCGGCGCGCCGAGCGACGACGGCACCGAGGCCAGCTCCGCCGGGGCGGTGAGGTAGCGGGCGATCAGGTCCGCCATGAGCGCGTGGCCCTCGTCGCCCTGGTGGATGCCGTCCGCGCTGATCAGGTCCGTGACGTCCGCAGCCTGGCTGGTCGGGTAGTACGGGGACAGGTCAAGCACGTCGACGTCTGGCGTCGACGCGGCGATCTCGGCGAGCGCCGCCCCGTACTGCGACCAGCGGTAGGTGGCGTTGGGAAGGTCGTAGCGGCCGTAGGAGTGCACGAGCAGGATCGAGACGCGGCGCGGGCAGGCGGCGCGGATCTGCGCGACCTGCTGGCGCACGTTCGCGCGGTACGCGCCGCGCGGGTCGACGCTGCCGCCGGAGTCGTTGCTGCCGATCATGACGATCACCAGAGACGGGTCCAGCGCGGCGATCCGGGACAGGTGGGTCAGCATCGGCGCGCCCGTGCCGGTCCAGTCCGCCGAGCCGGTGCCGGAGGACCCGGCGTTGAACACCTGCACACCGGCGGTCTGGTCGCCGTTGTGGACGTAGACGCCGGAGATCACCGTGGCGGCCGTCGCCGTGATCGTCAGGGTGTGCGCGCCGAGCGACCCGGCGGAGACGTACACCGAGCCGTCGTGCCGGACCTGGGAGTTGCCGGTGTCCGGGGTGACCGTGGTGGTGCTGCCGCCGTCGACCGCCCACGTGAACGCGCCCGCACCGGCACCCTGCTCGAACAGGATCGTGAACCCGGTTGCCTGCACGCTCGGGGTGGTCATGGTCGCCCCGGCCGCCAGCGACCGCGAGTGCAGGCCCAGCCCGCGCCCCACGTCGCTGGTGGTGCCCGTGGTGGACCAGGCCGGGTCGATGCCGCGCAGGTGCCAGCCACCGACCGTGCCGAGGTAGCCCCGGATCGCATGGCCCAGCGCGCTCGCGTACCGGCGGTCTGGCTGGGTGGCGTTCAGCCCTGCCGTGGTGCTGGAGCCGACGCAGACGATCCGCACCGGCCGCAGGCGGTGCGCGGTGCGCGCCTGGTGCCAGGCCCACAGGCTCGGAGGTGCATCGGACACGCGGGGCCTCCTGCCAAGGGGTGGAGTGGGTGGGGCCGGGGCGCGCTGCGAGAGGGGGAAGCCCTGCGCGCTGCCCCGGCCGTCCTCGACACGGCCGCCCGACCTGGTCGAGGAGACGAAGCAGGCCCGCCACCGGGGGGTGTGGCGGGCCTGCGGGGGAGGTTCGGGCGGTCACCCGGTCTGCTCTGGGCACACGGGTGGCGCTGGCACGGATGGTTGCACATCGCGTTCGTGCTGGTCAACCGGGCGGTGGCCGCGTCGCCCCCGCTGGGTTACGTAGGCGACGACCCCCGCCACGTCGTAGCCGCCGCGCGCGCGGTCGAAGCGGATGTGTCGGCGGTGGCTCCAGCTGCGCAGGGTCGCCGAGGTGATGATCAACCGCTTGTCGCCTCGGCGAGCCGCCTCCAGCCGCAGCAGCGCCAGCGTCTCGGCAGCCGGAAGCCACAGCTCACGGGGGGCGCTCACCTGCGCCACCGTCTGGTCATCCGGCGCACCCGGTCGATCGCTTCCCGGTCCTCCGGGGACAGGCACCATTCGCCGATGCCGTCCAGCGCGGCCTCCACCGGTTCCCGCTCCACCCGCCAGCCCTCATCGGCGAGTAGCACCATGAGCGCGGCACCGCCCCGGCTGCCTGAGCTGATGCCGTGTTCGCGCAGCAGCCAGCAGTCCACCGCGTGCGCGACTGCGTGGGTGTCCCCGCGCAGGCTGGCCTGGCGGTGCAGGGCATCGAGGTACGGGTGAGAGCCGCTCATGGCCGCCACTCCTTGAGGCCACGGCACCAGATCATTCACAGTTGCCCTCCAGGGAGAGTACCCACCAGATGAGGGCGGCCATCAGAGCGGACGAACCAAGGATGATCAACATGTCGAAGATGTCATCCATCAACATGTCAAATTCCCAATCGTCCATGATCGCCCCCTCACGAGGTGGCGAGAGTTGTCGGGGAACGCGGTCACCCTGCGGGATGGTCACCGGGCATCACCTCCACGCCATAGCGCTTGGCGAGCGTGCGGAGCGTGTCGCACGGCAGGGGCTCCCTGCAGGAGTCGCATGTAGAGCTCGGCGAAAGTTCGTAGGTCGGGGAGCTGGCGGTGCGGTCCCTCTTGTACGCCATGCCGGGGTGGTGCAGATCGACCGTCGCCCGATCATCGGCGTGACGCTGACGTGCGTCTTGACCACCTCCACTGGCATCTTCCAGAGCGTCGATTGCTGCGTGCAGACGTCGCTGAAGCTCATCCATGGCGGTGCCTCCTAGGGCTGATGGCGCGCGGTGCGCGCCGCTGGCGGGCGGAACCAGCAGGGCCAGTGTTGCGGGTCCGGCGGGCCTCCAGCGCGTTGGCGCGCACCGCGTCAGCCGCTAGGGCGGGGAACCAGTCGGAGGACTCGACAGGCGGCGTGGTGATGGTGCCGAACGGCTCCCACCCGACGACGTCCAGACTGGTACCGGCGGGGGCGATGAACACCTCGCCCGCCAGTATCTGGCCCAGTCCTACTGCCCTCACGCGCTCCGCGTTTATCTTGCCGAGCGCCGCGCCGAAGGCGTTCCGGCGTGCTGCCCACGCGCGCTGGCAGGACTCCCCGCAGAACGAGTTGCTGACGCTGCCCTCCAGGGAGTTGCCGCAGTGGTGGCAGCCGTGGAGGCCCAGGATGTCGGCGAGGTCGCTGAGAAGGTCCACGCGCAGCCTCATGACGTCGCCAGCCCGAGCAGTCCGAACCCCGAGCGCTCGGTCCGGCACGTCCGGCACGTCACGGTCGCCCCGGTCAGCCACAGCGCGCCCCCGCAGTCGCAGAAGCCCACCGGGCGCGGGCGGGGCTCGTGGTCGAGCGCGCCGAGCTGCTGCCGCACCAGCCGGACCGTCAGGCACGCCGCCCCGGCCCAGTTCTGGGCCAGCGCCCACCGGTGCAGGCGGCCCCGGCCGATCACCTCGCAGGACTCCGCCACCCCCAGCGATGCCAGCGCCCGCACGGTGCCCGCGCCCTCGGCGAGCACCTTGGCCGCCACCTCCGCCAGCGCCCGCTGCGGGTGCAGCAGATCCCCCGGCTCGGACCACGAGGTGCGCACGTCCCGCATCGCCACCAGCGCCAGGTCCACCGGCGGGGCCGACGCGAACCCCGGCCCACGCCGCCCACCACCGCCGGCGGAGCGGCGCGGCAGCAGCGCCTGCGACCCACACCACGGCGCCCACAGGTCGGGGATCGCCGTGCAGTCCTCACCCAGCCTCGTCGCGCACCGCGCGCACACCCGCATCCCCTCGGCGGCGGCCGGGGGAACCGGTCGCTCGGCGCAGGGCGGGGTGGCGCACGGTGCCCACTCCTCGGGCAGCACGGCGGGCTACCGGGCGGCGACGGGAACGCGCTCGCGGTGCCGCGCCAGGTGCGTGGCGGCGGCGGCGAAGCCTTCGCTCTCGAGCCAGGCGGCGGCGTCGCTGATCGCGACCAGGCGGATCTCCTTGGCGCGCGCGTCGAGGCGTGCCTCGACGGCGGCGGCGACAGCGGGGGTGAGAGCAGGCTGCATCGGGGTTGCCTCCCAGGGCGGATGGGGATCGGCTGACCGGAGGCTAGGCCAGCCGTGTCGGGTATCCACCTGATGAGGACTGCCTGTGACGGAGCTGTGCTCGCAGCGCCGCTCAGCGCGGGTTCGTCCGCGCTGACGAACTACGGCCGCAAAGGTGCGGTCGGCCACGCGGCCGACTCATCACGGACAACGTCACCAGCCTCGAACTCGTAGCGGCTGCCCGGCCAACGGGTGACGTTCAGCTCCACCGGGCGGCCGTCGGGCAGGACCGCGACGCGGTACCGCGTCAGCAACGGAGTGCCCGGCGCGACCCGCAGGCTCGTCCCGTCCTCCGCCGAGGCAGGCACCGCCCCGTACCTGGGCGTGGGCCACGACAACGGGCCGCCCGCCCACTCCTCGATCCGGTCGTAGATCCCGCCGGACCCCGTCGACGCCTCGCCGACCACCGGCAACTCCTCGGCCAGCCAGCCGGGCAGGTACGAGGTGGCGATCTGCCCCGGCTGCCCGCCCTCCCCGGCGGTGCCGAGCACCCGGTGGCGCACCACGACCGAACTGCCCGAAGGCACGCTCAGGCGCTGGGCAACCTGCTGCGGCGCGCGGCCGACCGTGACGCTCGGCTTCCCGATCAGGTCATAGGACTGGGTGGCACGACCGAAGTAGTAGCCGCGGTCGTCGCGGTACACCGAGTGGTCGATGGGGATGACGACGGTCGGGCGGTGCTCGCGCACGAACGTGCCCGCGCCGTGACGCCCCTCGGTCACGCCCTGCTGATGCAGCAGCGCGAAGGCGTTCTGCACCGTCTGGGCTGCCACCCCGTACCGGGCCTTGATGACGTTCTGGCTGGGCAGTTGGTGGCCTGGCGCGTACTCACCACGCTCGATCGCCGCCAGTAGGTCCTGGGCGATGCGCTGTGCCGAGTTTCCGCTGGTGTCTGCTGCCACGGCTACAGCATATGAGTGATCTCTCTAGAGCACTTCCCTGCATCTGTGGCATCTCCTGCATCTGCCGGCTACAGTGCCCTAGGGCAATTGCCCTAGGGCACTCGAACGGAGCGCAGATGTCACCCCCTGACGAACACGAGATGCGGATCTCGTCGGTCCAGCTGGCCCGCGAGGCGGGGGTGGTGAGCAGCACGATCTGCCGTGCCATCCAGCGGGGCGAGATCGACGCCATCCGTGTTGGCAAGGGCCGGGGCACCTACCGGATAACCCGCTCGGAGGCCGACCGGTACATCGCCCGCTGCCGCGACGCCGTCCGCACCTGAATTCCGCGAAGCGGGCAGAGCGCCCGCACTAAGGAAGTCGTCAGATGAAGAACTGCGAGGCCTGCAACAAGCCGTGCGAGGGCACCAGGTGCTTCGACTGCACCACCGCACCCCAGGGCTCCTGCTACGCCTGCGGCGCAAGCATCCGGAAGGAGCAGGAGCCCTACTGCGCGCCCTGCTTCAACGCCGGATGCTCCCGCTGATCTCCCGGCCGGGACGGGTCGAGCACCCCCGACCTCCCCGTCCCGGCCGGGTTCCAACCATCCCGAGGAGCACCGCTTGATCACCGCCGCTTCGTTCCCGACGCCGCACCTCGCGCTCCGGTCCAACGACCCCGCCCAGACCGCCGCCGTGAGCGAGTTCGCCGAGCACCAGGCCCACGCCGCGAACACCATCCCCCGCCGCTACCTGCGCCTGAACACAGTCACCGCCCGGACGCTCGGTGACCTCCTCGACGAACTGCACGCCTGGAGGTGGCGACTGGCCAAGGGGCACGGCGACCCGCGCGGCGGCCACGGTGTCGACGGCGACGCCGCCCGGTTCATGACCACCATCAGCAGCGCGGGCGCGAACTACGACCGGCTCGGCGCGATCGGCCGGATGCCAGTCAACCCCCGCTGGGACGAGGCCTCCCACTCCTACGTAGACGGCGAGCCCACCCCGGCCAGCCGGATCATGGAGCACTACGGGGCGATCGCCCGCGCCCGCCTCCAGGCGGCCGGGGTCGACGAGCTTCACACCGAGGTCCGGCTGCCCGACGGGCGCCGCGTCGTCGGCAACAGCCTCGTGCGTGGCGAGCGCGCCCGCGAACTCGCCGCTGAGCTGATCGAGCGCCTCCGCTCGCGCGGCCTGGACACCAGCAGGTTCGACACCGGCCAGGACTCCGACCCGGTCTACGCGATCACCGCCGACCACGCGGACCGCGACACCATGCGCGAGGCCGCCCTGCAGACCCTCGCCGACGCCGCCGCAACCGGCGGTCACGCCGACCGGCTCGCCGCCTGGCGCACCAGCAGGTTCTTGCTCTTCCAGGCCCCGCACATGAAGAAGGGCAGCGACGCCGTCACCCGCGTGTTCCTCGTCGCCGTGGGTGCGTGGCTGCTCGACACCGCCCCGGTCATGCAGCAGGACGCCGACCTGCGCTGCATGACCCTCGGCCAGGTCGACGCCCACACCATGCCCGCCGACGCCAACCTGCTGCCCCAGAACGACACCCGGTGAACCCCTACTCACCGACGAGGAGCTCGCCGCCGACCGCGCCTGGCTGGCCGACTGCTCGTGGGCCGAGGACTTGGACCCCAACTCGGCCGAGCTCGACTTCGACGCCATGACCGACGCAGAGATCACCCGTGCCGTCGCCCGCCACCACGACGGCGGCATCGACGGGTTCATCGCCACCTGCAACGCCTGACCACGAGAGGAACCGACCGTCGATGTCCGCCATCGAGAACGCCGTCCGGGACGCCTACCAGAAGCTCTCCGTCAAGATCCAGGACTGGGTGCCGCTGCGCACCCTGCGCCCTCTGCTGCCCGGCAGCCGCGACGAGCAGGACGCGGTCCTGCGCGGACTGCTGCGCACCGGCCAGATCCACCTGGCCCCGGACTCCAACCGCAAGGTCCTCACCGACGCCGACCACGCCGCCGCGATCCACATCGGCGGCGAGGACAAGCACCTCATGGCGATCGACGCCGACTAGCGCACCCCGTCCCCGCCCTGTGCGGGGGCGCTCCGATCCCGAGGGCACCAGCAACCCCAACCCGAGGAGAACACCGTGCTGAACGCGAACGACATCGCCAAGGTCACCGCCGCCATCACCAAGGAGTCCCGCCAGCACGGCGAGGACTACCGGTACGGGGTCGGCTTCGCCAAGGGCGACCAGCTCGACACCGCGCTCAACAAGGAGGCGTGGGGCGTCGCCCACGGCAGCCCGGCCCGCGACCGTGAGGACGCGCAGATCCAGCTCGCCGACTACCCCGAGGACGAGATGTTCGTCGTCGAGATCGCCACCGGTGCCTGCAAGCGGGGCCGCGACTTCTGACCTGGCACTGCGTTTCCCCGCCCACGCGGGGGTGGCCCCGCCGGGGCACGTGATCCACCAACCCAGCCAGGTCGGACAGGGGACCGAGAGCATGACCGACACCGAGGGCCGCGAGCCCACCATCCGCTACACCGCCGACACCGTGGTGTTCGGCACCGACGAGGGCCAGCCGCGACTGCTGCTGGTCCGCCGCGCCGACGACTGCGACGCCTACCCCGGCTGCTGGGCGCTGCCCGGCGGCCACGTCGACCGGGACGAGACCGCCCGCGACGCCGCGGTGCGCGAGCTGGCCGAGGAGACCGGCCTCAACCTCGACCTGCGCGAGGACGCCACGCTGAGCCTGGTCGGCGTCTACGACCAGGTCGGCCGCGACCCGCGGGGCCGCTACGTCTCCGCCGCCTACGGGATCGTGCTGCCCGACTGCCCGCCGGTCATCGGCGGCGACGACGCCGCCGAGGCGCGCTGGTTCAGCGGCGCCGAGCTGCGCGACGCCGAGCTGCGGTGGGCGTTCGACCACGAGCGGATCGCGCTCGACGCCGACGCGCTGCTCCACCCGCCGCACGTGCGTGGCCCGCTGGAGGCGTCGTGAACACCGTGCAGGCCATCGCCACCCAGATGCTCACGGTCGCGGGCACCCTGCTCGCCGTCCGCGTCACCGGCCGCGTGCAGGACCGCCGCGCCCGCCGCGAGGAGCGCCTGCTGGCGTTCACCGCGCTGCACGGGGCGCTGGAGGACTACCGGCGCTGCATGTTCGTGCTGGTGTCCCTGCGGCTGGTGCGGGCCGCGCTCGACCGCGGCCAGGACCCGGCGGTCGTGCGCGCCGAGCTGGACGCCCACGGCGTCCGGGTGGACCACCTCGACCCCACCGCCGAGCAGATCGCGGAGGCGCGAGCCGCCTCGCACGCTGCTCGGTCGGCGCTCTCGGCACCGCAGGCCCGGCTGATCATGCTGTCGTCGTACGCCGTGCGCATGGAGATCCAGAACGCCGTCGGCGCCTGCAAGGACATCCGCGAGGCCCAGTCCTTCTCCAGCCTCCAGGACAGGCGCCGCTACGCGAAGACCGCCGGCGAGGAGCTGCTCCTGGTCGGGGCGGAGGGCCTGTGAACGACGAGATCGAGGCCCTGGCCGACGCCGTCGGCGTCCTGCGCCGCGACTGACAGAGGAGCCCTCCCGTGACCATGATGATCAATCCCCCCGCCACCGCGGTCGTGCTCGCCTACGACCGGCACCAGCGCCTGTACGTCCTGCTGATCACGGACGAGCCGGGGCAGGGATGGCGACTGCCCGGCGACAAGCCCGGCGTCGGCGAGCTGGATGTCCAGCCGCTGTCCTACCTGACCGATCGGCTGCGCGAGACCACCGGCCTGCACCTGACCTACAGCAGCGCCGACCGCCTCAACCCGGTCCTGCTGCGCGGCCCGGAGTCCGACGCCCTGTCGTGGAGCGTGCTCGACCGGGGCGCGCTGCCCGAGCTGACCCCGGCAGAGGGCGGGCACGCCGAGTGGTTCCCGCTGGACCGGCTGCCCGCCTGGCACCCCGACAACCCCGGCGACCCCGACCTGCTGGACGAGGCGCTCACGGTGGCAGGGCTGAAGTCCTCGACCCACGTCTGCACCCCGTCCTGCGCCCCGTCGCTCAAGAGCCGGGCCGCCACCGCGCTGCGGTGGACCGGGCGCGAGCTGGTCGGGTTCCTGGACGTGCTCCTACTCGGGATGGCGGCCTACGTGTGCGGGCAGGCCGTCTGGCACGCCCTCGTCGTGCCGACCTACGCCCTCGACGGGGAGCTGATCGTCAAGGGCCTGGTCGGTGCCTGGCTGTTCCTGCGGCTGCGCCGCCTCTGACCTTCCCCACCCGGCCCGGCGCCTCGTGCGCCGGGCCCACCGCCCAGAGAGGAAACCCCTGTGGACACCGCGCCCCCGCCGACGCCCGAGCCGACCACCCGGTACGCCCGGCGCCTGCTGGCCCGCGCGCAGGCCGACGCGATCCGCACGCGCGCCGCCGCCGAGGCCGAGGTGACCCGCGCCCAGGCCGCCATCGCCGACGTCGCCCGCGCCGAGGCCGCGCGCGCCGCCGAGCACAACAAGCGGCTGCGCGAGCTGGAGCGCGCCGAGGCCGAGGCGCGGGTGGAGCTGCTGCGCGCGCAGACCGAGGCCCTGACCGCGCCGCCTGTCCCGGCTGAGGGGCCCGACGTCCCGGCGCCGGAGGTGACGGCCACCGACCGTGGCGACCGGCTGTGGGCGGCGGTGCTGGCCATCCCACTGCTGTCCGGGACCACCGCCGCGATGTTCGGCCAGATCGCTGCCCTGCACCCGCGCTTCGTGCCATTCGTGGAGCAGGAGCTGCGGGTCGACGCCGAGCACGTCAGCGCGCTGGCGTTCGCCATCGCGTTCGCGATCGGCCTGACCCTGGAGACGCTGGGGCTGTTCATGGCCCGCTTGGCGCACAAGGCGCGGTTGCGGGGGGACTCCCCGGCGCTCTACCGGGGCGTGATGTGGGCGATCGTCGCGTTCGCCTCGGCCGTGAACTACCGCGAGTGGTCCCCGAGCTGGTCGACCCCCTCCACATTGGGGGTGATCTTCGCGGCGCTGTCGGTGGCCTCCGTGCTGGGCTGGGAGCTGCGCGAGCACCGGGCCGACCGGGACCGGCGTGCCGCCGAGATCGCCCGCTTGGGCTGGGCGCCCACGCCGATCCCGCCTCGGCCCGAGCTGGGCGTAGCGCGCTGGCTGGTCGCGCCCCGGCACACCTGGACGGCCTGGCGCACGGCGGTCACCGACCGCATCCCGGACGCGGCCACCGCGCTGGACCGGGCCACCGAGGTGATCACCGCCGAGGACGCCGAGCGCGCGCAGGCCCGCGCCGAGCGAAAGCGGAAGCCGGAGCGCGTCGAGCGGCAGTCCGCTGCGGCGGAGAAGTCCGCCGACCAACTGCCTCCCGCCCCGGAGCAGTCGAGCATCCCGGCCCCGGCCGAGCGCCCTGCTCTCCCCGCCGCCCCCGTGGTCGCCGCCGAGGAGGCCGAGCCCGCCCGAGCGCAGACCGCGCCGGAGCGCTCGAACGTCACCGCCTTCCGCCGGGAGGACTCCCTGCGCGAGCGCGCCTACCAGTGGTACGCGGAGCAGGTCCGCGCGCGCGGCGGCGACCCGGCGTCCGTGACCGGCCCCCAGATCGACAAGCAGTTCGGGGTGACGCACCTGAAGAAGAAGCTCACCGAGTTCAAGGCGCGCTACGTGCGCGAGAACCCGCCCGCCCCCGGCTCCGACGCCGTCAACGAGTAAGGAAAACGATCATGCCCGCTGGCGCTATCGGTGCCGGAGTGCTCGGCTTCAGCTGCATCGTCCTGGTCGCGGTCCTGCACTGGAAGAAGAAGCTCCCCAAGATCAAGTGCTGGTTGGCGTGCGTCGCCTCGGTCTGCCTGACCGGAGGGCTGATCGCCACGCTGCACGAGGTGCTCCGCAAGGCGGGCGGCGCGACCGGCAGCGTCTTCGGCGTCCACGCCAACGTCGTGCTCTGCACGATCGGTCTCGCCCTGTTCGGCGCGTTCGTGATCGAGGCCGACCCGCGCAAGGGCAAGGGCGGCATCAAGAACTACACGATGGGCCTCGGCGTGGCGGCCCCGATCCTGATCGGCGCCGCCACCGCCGGTGTCCTGCCCGGCTGGCTGGCCTCGCTGAGGACCAGTCTGGGCGAGCTGGCCGAGCCGCTTGCCGTCTTCTTCGGGGCGACCGGCTGATGGGCCCGTTCCTGTTCGCCTTCCTCGTCGCCTGGTTCGTGGTCTACCGGCTCTGGGGCGACACCCGCACCGTGCTGTGCGCCTGCTGCGCGTGGTTCGCCACCAGGACCGCCACCCTCGCCACGGCGGTCGGCCACCCGCGCGCGGCCGAGGTGCTGGTCGCGGTCTCCGTCCGCATGGGAGGCCGCACCCCGCCCGGCGAACCGCGCACCAGCGACGGCCAGGACTACCTGCGCCGCCCGCACGCGGCGGCAGGCGCGCGCCGGGCGCGGGCGCTGCTGCGGTGGCTGTGGCTGACCGGCGTCGACGCGGTCGGCGCCGCCCGCAACGCCCGCCGCCGCCCGCGCCGCTCCCTGCGCGACCACGGCTGGCGGCGCTACTTCGACCAGTTCTTCCGCTGGCCCACCGGCTGGTGGACGTGGCCCGGCCACGACGAACCGCACGCCCCGATCCGCGCCACCAGCACCCGCCTGGACCGCGACCCGCCCCCCGATCCGACGCCCGGCATCCCGCCGGTCCCGCCCACCGCGCTGGGCACTCCGCCCCCGCGCCGCACCACACCACCAGGAGGACCCATGCCCACCCCCGCCATCCGCTCCAGCAGCAGCGGCACCGTCGCCAGCGGCGAAGGCGGCCTCGGCTCGTACATGGAGTTCGCCCGCGGTCTCCTGAACGCGCTCGGCAACGGCGTCAGGGCCGCGGAGCAGAACCGAGGAGAGGCCGAGCAGACCCAGAGCCAGGTCGGCGGACTGGCCAGCGACTGCGCCGCAGGCATCATCGCGATCGAGGGCACCGTGGCCGACATGCGCCGCCAGGACTGGTCCGGCCCCCGCGTCGCGCCGTTCGAGCAGGCCGCCGACCTCCTCGGCTCCGCCCGCGACCGCTTCGGCGCCGCCAGCAGCGCGCTGGGCGAAGCGGCTGCCGCCCTGGACGCGGCGATGGCCGCCCTGGACGCGGCGAAGGCCGCGACCTCCACCGGGCTGTCCGCGCTGGAGGGGTCGGTCAACGTCGCCGACGGCTACGCCTCCAACCCCGGCACCGGCAGCAAGTCCTCCGTCACCAACCTCTGACCCCGATCCACGCGGCCGGGACGCCACCGCCCGTCCCGGCCGCCCGTTCGAGGAGCACCGCCATGACCGAGCTGGAGCAGCGGCCCACCGCGCCCCCGCCCGCCAAGCCCGACGACGTCAAGCCCCTCACCCCCGAGCAGGTCGCCCGCGCACTGCGCGTCGAGCGGCGCGTGGCCGCGATGCCCGTCGCCGCCGTCGGCATCACCGCCACCACCGGACCGCTGCTGTGGCACGCGAACATGATGTCCAGCCTCGGGCAGGGCGGGGCCGCGATGCTGCTGATCGGCATCGGCGGCAGCGCGATCACCTCCCTGGCCACCAGCGGGTTCGCGCTGGCCGCCGCGCACGGCACCGAGCTGCACGAGGGCCTGCCGCCGGTCCGCAAGGTGCTCGGCGGCGCGGCGACGGCGGGCGCCGGGCTGGGCCTGTTCGGCGGCGAGCCGATCGTGCTGGGCGGCTACCTGGTGGCCGTGGTGGTCTCCACCGGCCGCTGGCAGCTGGCCCGCTGGCGCTCGCGGCGCGCGCTGCTGCGGCAGGTCCGCGCCGCCCGCGCCGCACTGACCGCCGCCGAGGAGAGCGAGACCACGGCGGCCGAGGATGCCATCGAGGGGGAGGTCGTGGACGTGGCCGCGGACCTCCAGGTCTACGTCGAGCGCTGGGCGGCGGGCGCGGTCAAGCACCTGCCCGACACCCGACTGGTCAACCCCAGGGACCTCGGGCAGGGGCGGTTGTCGTTCGTGGTCCAGTCCGGGGACAGCGGCACCACCCTCGACGCCGCCAACCTCGCGCTGGGCAAGCTGGTCGGCGCCCTGAAGCTGAAGCTGCCCACCGACGAGAACGGCGGGCAGGAGCTGGTGTTCGACCAGGACAACCCGGTGCTGGAGGACACCGGGCAGCTGCACATGCAGATCATCCGGCGCGCGGCCCACACCATGAGCAGCGCCCGCTTCACCCCCGAGTTGGTCTCCGCGCCGGACAACGCCTGCTCGGTGCGCATCGGCGGCTATATCGACGACGGCACCTCGGCGTTCTGGGACATCGCCTCGGCGGACGGCGCGCACAACGGGTTCGTCCTCGCGGGCACCCGCATGGGCAAGTCCTCGCTGTTCGACGGGCTGGCCTACCGGTGCCGCCAGCTCGGCTACCTGATCGCGTTCATGGACCCGCAGCGCGGCGCGTCCAGCCCAGTGCTGGCCGAGCACGCCGACTACCCGGTGCTCTCCGCCGACCACGTCGCCGACCTCGCCGGATGGCTCACGGTCGAGGCCGACCACCGGCAGACCTGGATGGAGAGCCACCGCCTCGGCAAGATCAACCCCTGGACGACCGCGCCGTGCCTGCCCGACGGCGCCCACCCGGACCCCGCCTGCCCGTGCGGCGGCGTCGTCCCGCCGGGGATCATGACCTTCATCGACGAGTGCGACCAGGTCTTCGCCGCGCTCGGCGGCGTCTTCGGCGCGCTGGCCAAGCGCATCAACAAGCTCAACATGGGCATCATCGCCGCCAGCCAGATCCCCGGCCAGGAGGTCTTCGGCGGCAGCGAGATGCTCCGCTCCAGCCTGACGACCCGGAACTTCCTGGCCATGCGGGTCAACTCCAAGTCGTCGGCGAACCTGATCCCCGGCCTGCCCTACAGCCCGTACCTGCTGCCCAACACCAAGGGCCGCGGGCTGATGTGCGGCGTGGAGTCCCGCCAGATGCAGGTGCAGCTCGACTTCATGCCCCGCCGGGAGGACCACGCGAGCCAGCCCGCGCCCTACGCCGAGGACCTGTACGTCGGCCTGCCCCGGATCGAGGGCTGGCGCCCTACCGCCGCCGCCGCCGAGCGGCTGCTCCCGCACGCCGGTGAGGACGCCGCCGCCGCCTCGCGCGCCGAGTCGCTGGAGCGCCTGGCGCTGCTGATGCGCGGTGAAGCACCCCCCACGCCCGCCTCCGTCGGCGCACCCGAACGCCCGGACGCGCCGACCCATTCGCGGATGCAGTTCCCGTCCGCCGTCACCCCCGCAGCACCCGCCCCTACGCCGCCAGCTGCACCTCCCGCCCCCGTCGCGGGGCTGGTCCGCAGGACGCGCCTGGACCAGCCGGTCGCCGCGGTCCTGCTGGCGCAGCTGGCCGGGCGCCCGGACGACGAGTGGCTGACCCTGGGCGACCTCGCCCGGCTGGCCGGGTACGTGCCCGAGGGCGCCGACACCGAGCTGGTGCGGCGGCGCGCGCGGGCGCTGTCCGGCGAGCTGGGCGCCGCAGGCCGGACGCTCCCGACCGTGCGCCGCGCGCAGGGGATGTCCGCCACCGTGGCCGACATCCGCACCGCCTTGTCGTAACCCTGAGTAGTCGACCCTCATGCACTTCATGCAGGCCGCCCATACACGGCGGGGGCTGCCGGATGCATGGGGCTGTGCATGAGAAACGCCGCTCGACCTGCGGAAATGTATCAGATGTATGAGCTGTATCAGCGTCGCCTGGCAGACTGCTTCGCCGCTCTGACCAGCCTAAATGTCACCCGCACTACTGCGGGGCCCGCCCATGCAGGCCCCCATGCATCTCACCGGACGAACATGCACACAGAGTTACGGAGACCGCAGACGTGAGCACCTTGTTCGGCATCCTGGTCCTGGCCGGGTTCGGCTACCTGATCTGGCACGCGATGCAGCCCAACCCCGCGGACCCGCAGCAGCCGGCACCCGGCGACGCTCCGCCCCCGACCAGCGCGTCCCCGCAGAGCGCGGCAGCCGCACCCCCGCAGCGCGGCGCCGCGCCCGAGGCCCCCTCGGCACCCGCCGCGCCGCCCAGCGTCGTGCCCGACCCGCCGGTCGTGCAGCAGCCCGCAGCCCCCGTCGTGCCGGACCCCGCGCCGCAGTCCCCCGCGCCGCCGCCGGTTCCGCAGGCCCCGTCCACCCCGTCTCCGGCACCCGCCGCCCCGCCCGCCGCGGCGGAGCCGCCGGAACCCGAGCTGCGCGAGGCCGACGTGTTCACCCTCCGCTGCACCCACCTCGACCACCACCCCGAGCACATCCCCACCGCCACCATCCGCCGGGGACGCACCGCGGGGATCGACATCATCCAGGTCCACAAGAACGGGTGGGGATCGGACGAGCACGCGACCCGCTGCCGCCACCACAACCCCGACGGGGACCGGCTGGGGATCGGGCACGTCGAGTGCGGCTGGGGATGCGGCACCCCGATCGAACTCCGGATCGCCGACCCTGGGGACGTCGACTGGAGCTTCGGTCTGCTGCGCGAGCGGGGATGGCGCTCCGATCCCCACGACCGGCTGGTGTGCCCCTACTGCGCGGGGACCCGCTCCCGCCGCTGGCGCTGATCCCCAGTCCCCGTCCCCACCGCTGGCCGGGGAGCGCATCCCCACGGGTTCCCCACCTCGCACCCATCCCCAGTCCCCACCCCAGCCCTGGGGCCGCCCGCCCCCACCCGATCCCCTTGGAGGCGATCCCCATGATGGGCCGCACCCACGCCCTCACCGGCCTGTGCGCCGGGCTCGCCCTCGCCCCGCTCACCGCCACCACCACCGCGCAGGCCGTGGTCCTGGCGCTGGTCACCGCCGGGTTCGCCCTCGTCCCCGACCTCGACCACCCCGGCGCCCGCGCCTCCCGCCTCCTCGGCCCCGTCACCGGCCTGCTGTCCCAGGCGCTGCGCGCGGGGAGCCGCTGGCTCTACGCCCGCACGCGAGGTCCCCGCGACGAGCGGCACCGTGGGGAACACCGTCACGCCACCCACACCCTCGTGTTCGCGGTGCTCGTGGGGATCGGGGTCGGCGCGGGGAGCGCTGCGTGGGGAACGCCGTTCGTGGTGGGGACCGTGCTGCTGGGGATCGCACTGGCCGGGGACGCCCTTGGGGACTGGGTACTCCCGCTCGCGGGGATCGCGGGGATCGCCCTCTGGGGAACCAGCGGTGGGGATCTCCCTGGGGACCTGGCGGGGATCGGCTGGCCGCTGGGGATCGCCGCGGGGACCGGGTGCCTGGTGCACTGCCTTGGGGACGCCCTGACCCTGTCCGGCTGCCCCGTCCTCTGGCCGATCCCCATCGCCGGGGAGACCTGGTACGAGATCCGCCCGCCCCGTCCGCTCCGGTTCCGCACCGGCGGCCCGGTCGAGCAGCGCCTCGTGTTCCCCGCGTTCGTCGTCCTCGCCGTGCTGCTCAGCCTCGGCGTCCCCGTCGCCTGACCGACCGCCACCACGCGCACGCCCTCAACCACAGGAGGAACCACCATGTCCTGCCCCACCCACTACAGCAACGTCGACGACTGCGCGTACTTCGACACCGAGCAGCAGCTCCGCCAGACCCTGGTCGAGAGCGGCATCAGCCTCGACGCGGCCCGGCCGAGCCTGGTCGCCCGGTTCGGCGGCGGACTGCTGGAGCAGTGCGCGCAGACGCTGGTCGACGCGGCGGACGAGCTCGCCCCGGACAGCCTGGACGCCTGACCGCGCTGGAGCGGGCGCGCGCCCATCCAACGCCGGTCCAACGCCGGTCCAACAACCGGCCGCGACGCTGGTCCACGACCGCACCGAATCGAGAAGGAGAACACCGTGAAGATCACGTACGGGACCGCCCTCGCCGAGGGGAAGGCCGGTCCGCTGGCCGACGCCGTGCACGTCGAGGTGACCCCGCTCGGCGCGGGCGCCGCGCTGGTCGACGGGATCGGCCACAGCGCGGCGGTGGTGCGCACCGCGCAGCGCGCGGCCGAGGTCGCGGCGATCGTGGCCGCGCACCGGGACGCTCAGGCCGGTCTGCTCGCCGCAGCGGACACCGTCCCGGCCTACCCCGGCTCGCCGAACGCCACGGCGGCGGTGGTGTCCGTGGGGCTGGACGGACGGGTGGAGGTAGCGACCGCCGGGCAGGTCGCCGCGCACGCTTGGTACCCCGAGCGCGGCGAGCTGCTGCGGCTGACGCCCGCCCAAGTGGTTGGCCAGTGGGTGCGACACGCGCTGGCCGGGTCGACCATCACCGCCACCAGCCGGGCCGCGCTGGAGGCGCTGCCCGTCATGACCGCGCTCGACTCCTACGTGCTGCTCGGCTTAGCCCACGCCTCGGTCTCCACGATCGCGTGGACGGCTTTGCGCGGGCAGGACGCCAGCCCGGCCGCGCTGGTGCTCACCAGCAACGGCGTCCGGCTCGGCGGTGCCGAGCTGGAGAAACGGGGGACGCAGCTCGGCGGTGAGCCGCAGGCGCTGGCCGAAGAGCTGGTGGCGGCCGGGCAGGCGGCGCCGCTCGACGATCCAGACCGCGCCGTGGACGACGCCGCCGCGGTCGTCCTCGCGATCACCTACGGAGAGGACAGCTGATGCCCAGCATCATCCCCTGGATGGCTCCACGCGGTACCTGCCAGACCTGCTACCTCGTGCCTGACGGCCCCACCCTGCGGTGCTTGCTCACCAGCGAGCACGCTGGGCACCACCGGCACGGCGACCTGTCGTGGCCGGACAGCAGCCCGTCCTCCTGCGACGTCGTCGACCCCAACCCGACGATGGACCGGTAGCCCAACTCACCGCAGTCCGATCAAGCGGCCCGGCACCTCACAATGCCGGGCCGCAGTGCTGCTCGTCGGTGCTGTCTGCCCGACTGCATCAGGCTCGACGCTTAGCGGTAGGGGGCACGTGCGAGCGTCAAGCCCCGTACGGCACGGGCTCCGGCTTCGCGGAGTCGACGCGCCACGGCATTGAGGGTGTTGCCCGTGGTGAACACGTCGTCGACCACTGCCACCGTGGCTCCGTGCACGGCGGCTGGGTCGAGCACTTGGAGCGCGTTGTAGATGTCGTTGGACAGAGTGCAGCGTTCTGCGTAGCCGCGGGTGGAGACCATGCGCTCGGTGTCCCGTGTCTTGATTAGCACCGGTGGTGCGAAGCGGAACGGGTACCTGTCGTCCTGGGTCGCTGCTGATTCAATGATCCAGCCAGCGTGGTCGTGTCCTTTGCGGGTGGTGATGCCGGGCGGCAGCGGGCGTGACGGCATGGGGATGATCAAGTCCGCGCCTGCTGCCCGAGGATCACGCGCAAGGTACCCGAGGAGCACACGAGCGAAGATGATCCCCCATCCCCACTGCCCGGAGTACTTGTGCGCTTTGATTGCCGTGTCAAGGGCGCCGGTCTTCATGGCTATGGCCTGGTTGAACTCGAACTGGCGTCCAGGGTCGGAGCACAGTCGGTTGGTGCACCGGTCCTGCTCCGTGACAACACGCTGGCCGCACACTCTGCAGTACCACGGTGCGGCCGGTTCGAGTGTTTCCGAGGCACACTGCTGGCAGATCTGAGGTGGCCCTGAGGCGAAGTAGGCGCACCCGTTGCAGTTGCCGAAACCTGCCGGTGGGGGGAGCTGGTAGTTCACCTGCGCACCCCCTCGGTCAGATGAAGTCCATCACTAGTTGAGACCTCAGGGTATCGGCGGCCTGGATGCGTTCAGGCGAGGTGAGTGCGTCGGCCACGGCCTTGACGTCCTCCACCTGGACCGCGCCTCGTGTCTCGACGTACTTGCGTGCCCACTCCTGCTGCTCGGTCAGGCTCTTGATCAGGAAGACCTTCTTGCCGTGCTCCAAGGCGACGCGCGCCTGCATCTTGGCGCCGGAGGTGCTGCCAGCCTCGATGACGACCGTCCCCTGAGCGATCCCTGACATGGTGATGTTGCGGCGAGGGAACGTCCAGGTAGCGCCGCTGGCGTCGGGCCAGAACTGCGATACGACCGCGCCTTGTCCGTCGGTGGCGATCTTGTCGGTGAGTACCCGGTTCTCGGCAGGGAAGTAGCGGTTGATTCCGGTACCGATCACTGCGATCGTCCGTCCACCGGCCTTCAGGGTGGCGGTATGCGCTGCGGTGTCGATGCCGCGGGCCAAGCCCGACACGACTGTCACCCCTCGCTCCACCAGTTCGCGCGCCATGCGTCCGGCGCGCTGGCGCCCGGCTTCGCTGGCATCGCGGGTGCCCACGACTGCGACGCTGCGCAGATCCGCGTCGGTCATGGTCCCGCGCACGAACAGGAACGGGGGCGCGTTGGGGATCAAGCGCAGGTTCGGAGGGAACTCGTCGTCGAGCACGGTGACCAGGCGGACATCGTCCTCGCGGACCTTGTCGACCTCGGCTTGCGCCATCGCGATGTACTCATCGGTAGCCCCGTTGAGCGGCTTTAGTGCCTTGATCGCCTTGGTCGCGTCAGCAGAGGCTTCCAGAGGGAGGGCTTTCCACAGGCGGTCCACCCCGCCGGGGCGCTGCGCTTCGCGGGCGATGAGGTACCAGTTGACGTCCTTGACCTTGCACAGTGCGAGCAGTCTGAGCTGCTCTTCCGTGGGGCGCATTCTACTCCAATCGAACGTCTGTTCGAATGCGTTGTCTCTCGTTATTGCACCACATGCCGACCAAAAATGACACGACCGGGTGGTCGACACCGCACTTTGACTCGGAGGGGTGACGGCAGGTCACCACCACCTCATCGGCGTTTGCAGGCACTTCTTGAGGGTGCGCTCCCCGTTCGAGTGCCGCTACCCGTCACGCCGAAGCACGCTGAACCGGGCGAAGGCCCCGCACCGTGCTGGTGCGGGGCCCTCATGGTGTTCAGCGTGCGCAGGTCACCGGCCGTACTGGGTCATCCGGCGCTTGCAGGACGGACACTTCCCCATCCCCTGACCCGCGCGGTACTCCCGGTGAGAGCAGCCGCCGCCCTCGGATCGACCGGTGGTGCGTTCGCCCGCAGGATCGCTGACGTTCTGGGGCACGGATTTGCGCACTCGTCGAACCTCGAAGACCTCGGTCAGCGCTGGCAAGCGGTGGGACGCCACGTAGTCCAGGTCCTCCACGGAGTACTCGCCGGTTGCGCTCCTGGGAAGCGAACGGGGGTACACGCTGGCGTAGAACTCGACGTCCTCCTGCTCGACCTCCAAGCCGGTCCGCTCGGCGAGATGGGCCGCAGCGAGCACGGCAGGCAGCAAACGGGACATGGTTCTCCTCGCGGTCAGCGGCTCAGGGGCTTGCGGCGCCTGCGCGGCGGCGAGGCTGGCAGCTCGCGCAACAGCGACGGCTCGCCGGGGCGGCAGGCCCGGACCTGCTCCCACGGCACGCCGGGGATCTCCAGCAGCGCGTCGACGTCGCCGGTGCGGTAGAGCGGCACCGGCACCTCGCGGCGCCGGGACACCGACATCCACACCGTCTCCACCGGGGCGATCCACCCGGCCGCGACCGCGTAGTCCCAGTCCACCCTGCGGATCTCCAGCCGGGCGGCGGCCTGGTCCGGGCCGAGGCGGCGGTCGGCGATCACCTCGGCCGCCGCGTCCTCGTCCGCGGCCAGCACGCGGACCTGTCCGGTGTCGTAGCGGCCGAGCGGCCCGCGCTCCAGGCCGGGCACCTTGTGCAGCTCGCGCACGCTCACGCCGAGCGCGGCGGCAGCGTCCTCGGGGGTCTGGCTGGCGGCGGTCCAGCGCAGCCGGTCCGCCACGACCCCGGCCAGCAGCGCGGCGTGCTCGGCGGCCAGCCGGTCCAGGTCGGCCACCGCGTACAGCGGGTAGGTCCGGTCCCCCTTCTCGTACTCCTTGGCCACCGGCAGCAGGTCCGGCCGCGTGTCCGCGATCGCGCGGATGTCGGACCAGTCCAGCTCCAGCCCGGTGGGCGCGGTCAGCCGTGTGGCGGCGCGCGCGGCCCCGATGGGGTGCTCGGCGCCCACGACCTCGACGATCCTGGCCACGTCCTGCTCCAGCTGCCGGGCGGCGTCCTCGGACCACCGCCCGCTGGATAGGTCCGGGTCCGGTAGCAGCCCTCGTTCCCTGGCGTCCTCGGCCTGCCAGCGCTCCAGGCCGACGCGGTCGGCGAGCTGGAGCGGGCCGTAAGTCTTCGCCTTGGGCTTCTTCGTCTTCTCGGGCATGTGTCACGCCTTCCGTTGGTGTTCAAGGGGTTCCGGTCAGTTGCGGGGCGGGAGGGGGATCACGGGGGCGCGGTGCCCGGTGTCCGGTGGCCCGCAGTCGCAGTGGGCCTCGCGCAGCATCGCCAGCAGCACGCCGACCAGCCGGGAACCGGTGGCGCCTGCCTCGGCCTCGGCAAGCAGCGCGTCGCGGTACTCGACGGCCAGGGCCTCGGCGGTGTCGCGGATCTCGCCCAGGGTGGGCGGGTGGTCGCCGGGACTGATGTCCAGGGCGGGCGGGGCGGGGTGGTCGTGGTCCACGTGGTCCTCCGGTAGGGGCGGCGCGGTCGTGCGCGCCACCCCTACCACGTGCCGGTCAGCTGGCGGGGCGCTCGGTGCCGCGCGCCCGGTCGACCACCGCGGCGATCTCCTTGCGCTCGGCGGGGTCGCGGGTCATGCGCAGCGCCTGGCCGCCCAGGTGCAGCAGCGCGGCACGGACGACGGCGCGCTCGTCATCGGTGGTGGTAGCCCCCAGGGCGGCCACGCCCTTGCGGATCTCGTCCATCGCGCTCACGACCACTCCTCAGGTCTCGTCGATGATCTCGCCGAGGAGCGCTCGCTCCTCCGCAATCTGGCGGGCCTCGGCGATCTCGCCGGGGTCGGGCTCGGGGGCGGTCACCTGGCGACCCCGGTGGCGCGGGCGGTGGTGTGCCCGCGCGTCCAGTCGGTGATCGTGTAGCGGTGCTGGCCCAGCGCGGCGGCGACCGCGTCGAGCCGGTCGACGGCCTGTTCGGGTGCGGTGACGACCGCGCACGGCTCGTGCCACCAGCGGATCGACGCGGTGCCGGGCACGAGGCGGGCCGACACCAGCCAGCGCTCCTCGACCTCGGTGGGCGGGGCCAGCAGCTCGGCCACCTCGGTGGCGCGGTGCACGCGGCCGTCCTCGTCGTAGCCCTCGCGCAGCCCGAAGGCAACCAGGACGCCCTGCTCCAGCGGGCGGATGTGCCAGCCGCGCAGCCCGGACACCACCCGCTTGCACGCCCCGACGGACGGGGTGCCGTGCGTGACCGATGGGTCCCGCGCCAGGAGCACCTCGCCGAGCAGGTCCCCGCGCCGCTCCACGTAGCCGGTGAGCGGCAGGCGCGCGGAGGCGAGGTGCTCCAGCAGCGCGCTGGCGCCCACCGCGGCGGTCGGCCGATCGGGAGTCAGCCGGACAGCCCACGCCCCGGCAGCACGAGCGGCCTGGCGGTAATCCGTGGCGGTCACCGGGCCACCGCCAGCACGAGCTCGACGATCCCGCCGAGCGCACCGAGCACGGGCAGCGCCACCAGCGTGCGCACCAGCCACCGGCGCGGCACCTCCAGAGCGCGGGCCCGGTCGGCGGCGATCCGGGACACCGCGCGAGCCTGCCGCGCCACCAGCAGCGCTTCGTCGGCGTCCCGGTACGCCTCCGCCAACTCGCTGGCGCTCGCCGCCTCGGCGGCGTGCGGCCACGACCCGGCCGCAGCCACTCCGCTCCCGAACCGGGCGCGCAGCACCCCGGCCGCCGCCACAGCGGTGCGCACCGCGGGGACCGCGTCGAGCAGGATCGCGTAGAGCACCGGGCCGGGCAGGTCGGCGGCGACCTGGGAGACCACACCGGCGGTGGCGAGCACCGCCACGATGTACCCGAGGGCGGTGGCGTCCTGGCGGAGCATGTCGGCGCGGGCGTGGTCGTGGACCTCGGACATGCGGGCGATCGCGCGCGTCTCGTCCATCACGGCCTCCGGGTGGCGCGGTGGGCGGCCTGGGTGCGCTGCTGCTTCAGGGTGCGGCGCTCGTCAGCGGCCATCGCGCCCCACACCCCGTCGTCCCGCTGCATCGTGAGGGCCTCCTCGCGGCACTGGTCGACGACCGGGCAGGTGTGGCAGACCGCCCGCGCCGCCTCGGTCTGGTGCCGGGCGTGCTGGTTGCGGCCCCGCGGGAAGAACAGTTCGGGGTCCGAGTAGCGGCAGGCCGCGCGGCGCCGCCAGTTCGTGGGGCTGGGCGGGTCGGGGGTGATGAGCGGGCTGCGGGTGTGCTGGTGGATCATCGGTAGTGCCTCCTGGCTGGTGCTGGGTGGTGGTTCGGGGCCCCGCCGAGGGATCAGCTCGGCGGGGCCCGCCCGTTCAGGGCTGCTGGTCGGGGAGCAGGCCGAGCGCTGCGAGCAGTTCGCGCAGCCCGTCCGTGCCGAGGTCGTGGCGGGCGGCGTAGTTCGCGGCGGCCTGCCGCCCGCGCTGCTGCTCTTCGACGCTGAGCTCGGTGACCGGGCCGAGGGCGGTGCCGCCCGCACCGCTGAGGATCGCGTCGGTGGTGTCCGGCACCGGTCAGCCCTCCGTTGGCGGTTTGGCGGGCTGCCAGGGGCCGCGCGTGACGGTGCGGGACACCACGGTGGTGGTGTACGGCGGCTCGTAGTCGCCGTGCGCTTGGCGGGCGTGGTCCTCGGAGGGGCGGGGCTGCACGTAGTCGATGTCCTCGGGGTGCACGATCCGGACGCCCCACTCGGTGACCTGCTTGCCGGTCAGCCGCGCGAGGTCGGCGGCGTTATCCCGGTCGCTGGCCTGCGACACCGCCAGGTCCGCGCGCAGCCGGTCGCGCACGGCGGTCAGGCGCTCGCAGCGCCGCTGGAGGTGCGACTTGGTAGTGGCGGCCACTTCCTCGCTGATCGACAGGTCACGGCGCAGCCGCTCGACCTCGGCGGCGAGCATGTCCCGCTCCCGCCGAACGTCCTCGGCGACCTGCACCGCCTTGTAGTAGGAGGTCGGTGCGGTCTCGCCGATGGGCAGGCCGAGGACGTTGCGGAGCGCAGCGTGCCGGATGTCCTGGTCGGCCCGCAGCGCGTCCCGCTCGGCCAGCACTCCGGCTGCCCCGGTCTCAATCACCTTCCGGAGAGAGGGCAGGTAGTCGTCGCTGATGCCGACGTTGAACTTCTCCTCGAACGCGTCGCGCGCTGCCTCGATGGCTGCGTCGGTGATCGGCGGGTCAGTCGGCTTGGAGGCGTTCATGGTTCTCCTGGGTCGCAGTGCGGTGGTCAGTTCGCGCCGAGCGAGTCGGCGACGGCGCGGAACAGGAACTCGGCGGCGGGCGGGGTGACGCCGTTGCCGAGCTGGTGGACCTGCTCCCGCTTGGAGCCGGTGATCGTGTAGTCGGGGCGGAACGCCATCGCGGCCTGGATTTCCTGCACGCTTAGCATTCGGAAGGTGCAGTCCTCGACGGCGGGGATGGCCTCGGGCCAGGCCACGAGGGACTGGTGCCCGGCGGTGGTGAGGGTGCGCAGCGGTTCGCGAGCCGGGGTCGACAGGTGCGCGCCGGTGCCGCTCGGGGCGGAGTTGTTGCGCATCACCATCGCCCGGTCGGCAGGAGTGTCGGGCAGGGTCGTCAGGCCGTACCGGTCGACGGTGGTCAGGGCGCCCAGCGGCCGGTCGGCGGGGAACGCGGACTCGCTGGTGCTGTAGTAGGGGACGACGAGCGCGGACTCGTGCCGGGTGGTCTGGGTCCGGATCGGCTGCCAGGTCGGCGCGGCGGCGTTCCCGACCCGGCCTTCCACCGGCACGACCAGGCCCTCGGTCTCGCGGGTGGTGCGCGCACGGAACGGCTCGCTCGCAGGCTGGGCGGTCTCGTTCCAGGTGCCACCGGAGGGCACCAGCTGCGGGGCGGTGGCGTAGCGGGCCAGCCCGGCGCGGATGCGGCCCAACGTCTTCTCGGACAGCGGGCGCGCGCGGTCGCCGATGCGCTGCCCGAGCACGGACCAGTCGAGCACCGCCGAGGCGGGCATCGCGTACGGCTCCACCGGGCGTCCGCAGCCGGGCGTGGCGCACACGTAGGTGTACTGGGCGCGGTAGCGGCCCCAGCGCGCGGCGGGCCAGCCGGTGCCGCGCCGCTTGAACACCTGGCGGCACTCCACCTCGCGGTCGCAGCCGGAGCACCGGCCGTGCGGCCTGACCTCCAGGTCCGGCGTGCGGTTGCCGCGCCGCCAGAACACCACGTACATCCGGTCGCGGGACTGCGGCGCGCGCGGCGCGCGGATCGCCGGTGCGTGCATGGAGTTGAGGTAGACGACGTGGTGCTGGTAGCCGAGGGCGTCCATGGCCAGCAGCCACGACTGGAACGGCGCCCAGAGGGCGGCCTCGACGACGTTCTCCACGATCACCGCGTCGTACAGGTGCGCCTCGGCGAACCGGATGACGTCCCACATCGTCGCGCGGCTGCGCTCGGCGACGTGGTCGGGCAGCGGCTCGGCGAACAGCCCTTCCTGGCTGTGCTCGCGGCGCTTGCGGCCCTTGGCCGTGGTGTGGTTGGTGCACTCCGGGGAGGCCCACAGGATGTTCGTGCGGCGGTAGCGGCGCGGCACGACCTGGGAGATGTCCGCGCAGTCGTGCTGGCAGTGGGGGAAGTTGGTGGCGTGGGTCTCGATTGCCCGCGGGGAGTGGTTGGCGGCCATCACCAGCTGGATGCCGGGCACGGCGGTCGCGCCCAGCCCGGATCCTCCGGCACCACAGAACAGGTCGGTCGCGGTCAGCATGCTCAGTGCTCCCGGTAGATCTCGGTGCGGCCCCAGCCCTCGGCGGGCAGACCCGGCAGGTCGGCGGTGATGGCGGCGTGCATCGAGGTGACGACGTCGGCGGGGACGCGACGCGGCCAACCGCACGAGCACGGGCTGTCCGAGCGGGCGGCGTTGCGAGCCAGAGCGACCTGCAGCGGCGGCAGCAGCACGACCGCGGCGGTGCCGCTGCCGGTCTCGGCGGCTAGGCGCAGCAGCGCATCGCGGCGGCCGGTGGTGGCGTTGGTGGCGTCCCACAGCACGTCCTGTCCGGCGGTCAGGGCGTGGCGGGCTGCGGCGAACGCCGCAGCCACCGCGATCGGCGTGGTGTCCTGGTCGTTGGGGCAGCCGCAGCGGGACAGGGCACCGCGCAGGTCGTCCAAGCTGATCACCTGGGCGGCTGGCCACCAGGAACGCGCCGTGGTCTTGCCCGCACCGGGTGGCCCAACCAGAGCAGTGAGGGTGGCCAACGGTCAGCCCTCCACCGGCGGCTCGGCGGGCTGGCTGGCGCGCTCGTAGAGGCTGCCGGGCTGGCCGGGCGCGTTGCTGCCGCTGCACTCGCGGCGGTGGTCGGCCGCGCCGGGGCACCGCTTGTTCCCGCACTTCGGGCACAGGTACATCGGCTGGTGCAGCCCGACGACCGGGTGGCACGCCTTGCAGAACCCGCACTTCACCTCGGCGGGCTCGCACAGCTCGTGTCGGACTGAGCGTTGCGCCTCGTCCTCGGTGTGCACCCCGCACGACGCCATCCGGCCGCCCGGCGACAGCACGGCGTGCGGCCACTCCCGGAACACGCGGCGGGCCGCGTCGTACCCGTCCTCGCCTGGGCCTGGCTGCTGGGCGGCCTCGACCATTGCGTGCAGCAGCGCGTCGGACGCGCGGGGCGTCATCAGCGCCTCGCCGGTCAGGCGCTCGATGTCGTCCAGCGCTCGCGCGAGGTCGGTGGCGTTGTCCCGGTCGCTGGCCTGCGACACCGCCAGCTGGTCCCGGAGCAGGTCGCGCGCGGCGGTCAGGTTCTCGCAGCGCTTGTGGAAGTGCCTCTTGATCACCGCGATCTGCCGCTCGGCGTTCACGACGGCGCGCTTCTGCTCCTCCAGCGTCCGAGCGTGCTCTCGCTCGCGCTGGTCACGCTCGTCGTGCAGGCCGGTCAGGTGCTTGACCTCGGCGCGCAGCCGCTCGACCTCGGCGAGCGCCTGACCGAGGTCGGTGCTGATGTGGTCGAGCGCAGCGCTGTGCACGCGCAGCCGCTCAGCCTCGGCGGCGAGCGCGTCCCGCTCGGCGCGGGCTTCGTCGCGCTCGCGCAGGCTGGTCGTGTCCGCCACCGGGGCGGGCATGGGCTGGGGCAGGTGTGCGCGCGCTTCCCGGATCAACTCGTCCAGCGTCATGTCCAGTTCGACGCGGCACACCTGATCGCCGGGGTCGTTGGAGTCGTCGGAGGTGGAGTAGCGCAGCTCCAAGCCCTCGTCGGAGTCGGTCAGGAAGAACCCGGCGAACTCGCTCGGGCCGGGCAGCGGGGCGGGCGTGGGGTCCTGTGTGGACATGGGGGTCTCCTAGGAGGCAGTGACGAGTTGGGTGGACTCCTGCTCGGCCCACCACAGGGCGCGGTCCACCACGTGGTCGCCGAGCCGGGCCGCGGCGAGGTCGAACAGCTCCTCCGGCAGGTGCTGGAGCAGCAGTCCGAGCACCTGGTTGGGCACGACCGAGACGGCCGTGCGGCGGTAGGCGCTCTCCAGCGCCCGCTGCTCGCGCTCCTCCACCTGCGCCGGGGTGCGGCTGGCGCACCGGCGCGCGTACCGCTCCCGGTCGTGCTGACGGCGGGCCTGGACGCAGGGCTCGCAGCGCTCCAGCTCACCGCTGCGCCACAGCTTCGGGTGGCCCCGGTAGGCGTGGAGCTGGTAGCCGCGGTAGGTGCCGTGGTCCGGCTCGCGGAGCTGCCGGGTCACGATGTCGCCCTCGGCAGCTCGCGGTCGGCGTCCAGCCCGGTCCAGCCGCGGACGTGCTCGCGGATCATCTCGGCGACGAGCGGGAGGTCCTCCTTGACCTCGGCCACGGACGCGGAGGAGACGTTGCCGACGTGCTCGACGTGCTGCTCGCCGGTCTGGGGGTCGGTGATGGTGATGGTGATCCGGAACATGGCGCCTCCTGGGCGGGGGCCCGGCGCTGGTGGGCGCCGGGCGGGCTACTGGTCGCGGTCCTTGGTGGACCACTCGTCGGGGTCCTCGTCGGGCCAGCGGATGGGGTCGTGCTGCATGTGGGGCCTCCCTCGTGTCCCCCGGTGGTCGGGGGCTCCCCCGCTAGTGCGGGGATCGGGGCCTCAGGTGGCGGGGCTGTGCCCGACCGTGCACTTGCAGGAGCTCAGGGGGCGTTTGCAGGTGTGGCAGCGGGAGCTCGTCGGCTGTGGGGTTGGCTTGGGCATGTGGTCCAGTTCCTTGGGGTTGTGCGGCGCGGGGTTGCGCCGGGCTCCCCCGCGGGGGCGGGGAGGGGCGGCCGGGTCAGGCGGTGGCGGCGGTCCAGGGCGCGAGGGCGGCGTCGACGTGCTTGCTGGGTGCGCCGTGGGGCTGGAGGGCGATGCCGAGGGCGGCGGGGTGATCACGCGGGCTGCTCGGCGGCGTGCTGACTGGAGATGTCGAGGCAGGTGCCGAACTCGATCAGCAGGTCCTCGAGCGCGCGGATCAGCCCCTCGGGGGCCACCTTGAGGGCGGTGCGGGTCGCCTTGCGGGCGCAGTAGGTGCCCAGGACCCCGTCGATGAGGCTCCAGGTCTGCCCGGTCTGCTGGGCCTCCAGCGTCGTCGGCAGGATGGCCGGACGCTCGGAGTAGGGCTCCAAGAAGCGCAGTTTCTCGGGTTGGAGCGTGGTGCTCGAGGCGGGCTGCTCGGCACCGCCGAGGTGGGGCAGGGCGGCGGTCAGGACGACGCGGGCCTGTTCGCGCCAGTGGTCCTGCTCCTCGGGGAAGAGGCTGGCCCATGCGCTGCTGCCGTCCCCGAGGAGGCCGAGCTGGTTGCGCATGGCGACGGCTGCGGCCTCGACGGCCGCGTCGCTCACGGTCGGGCTGGCCAGGACGAGCGGACGCCAGTCGGCGCGGATGGTGCTGTCCACCTTGGACTCCTCGGTGCAGTTCGTGCGGTGGCCGGTGGGGCAGCAGCCGCAAGTGGTGTGGTCGCCGGGAGAGGCGGCGCAGATCGGCGCGTAGTGGTCGCGGCGCGCCTGCCAGCAGTCGTCCGGGTCCTCGATGGGCTCGGGCCAGTGGTCGGGCCGCTCCACCAGCGCGGTGGAGCGGCCGTCCAGCAGCGTCACGCGGCGACCGGGGCGGCCAGCACGCGCAGCACGTCCAGGTCCACCGGCGGGGCGATCGGGTGCCCGTCCGTGTTGGTGACTGCCGTCAGCTCGTCGATGGCGGACCAGACCTTGATCGGGGTGCCGTCGGCGAGGCTGCCGGTGATGTGGACGTGGACCGAGCCGCTGGGGGTGGGCGTGCTGAACGCGGTCGCGGTGACGTTGGTCGCGCGCAGGGAGTCGGCCCAGTCGATCAGGGCGGGGGTGCGCGCGGGCTCGCCGAGGCTGGTGTGGCTGGCCACCTGGAGGTACAGGCCGCCCTGGGAGCCGCGTTCGATGTTCACGGCGGCGAGGTGCGGGTGGACCTGGAGGTGGTCGGCGAGCGCGGCGAGCGCGGCGGCGTACTCGGCGTTCGTGATCATGCGGACTCCTCGATTTGGGAGAAGGTGGCTGCACGGCCGCAGTTCCAGTGCACGGAGTCGGCCGGCTTGCCACACCAAGGGCAGGACCACCCCCCGGCTGCGCTGGGCGCACGGCTCGAGGGAGTAGCGCGTCCAGCGGTTCGGGGTGTGGCGGTCGGGCTGGTCACGCCGAGCCGTCGCGGGCGCCCGCGATGACGGCCAGGGCGGCGTCCGTGGACACCAGTTCGGCCACCGGGACGCTGTCGGCCTCGTCCCTCCAGGCCAGCAGCAGCGCGTCGAGCTGGTCGTCGGCGAGCTCGGCAGGCCGGTCGTTGTCCCGGCCGCCGAGGGCGTCGAGCCGCCGGTCGCTGTTCTCCGCCGCGGGGGCTACGGAGACCGGGACGACGCGGGTGGCCGGGTCGCACCCGAGGGGGCAGCCGTAGGTGCAGCTGTGGATCAGGGCGTACTGGAGGACGCAGCCGCGGCGGCGGACGTAGAGCTTGCAGCCGTAGCGGCACTCGTCGCGCATCACCTGGACCTCGGCCCACCCCCGGTTCGGGCGGACGTAGGTCGTGACGTGGCGGGCGATGTCGGCGGCTGCCGAGCCAATGATGCGGATCGGAGCAGTAGTCAGTGTGTTAGTCACATGAACCTCACTGTGCTGGGGTTTAGCGGTGAGTGGTGACTAATCTACGACTAACTGTGACTAACAAGCAAGAGGGATTTTGCGCAGCCGGGCTGTTTTACGTGCCTTTGAGGAGTGTCAGCGCGAGCTGAAAGGCTCCCGAGCAGGAGCGATCTCGGTGATCGGGCGGGCCACTGCTTCCGGCTGCCGAGGCACAACTCCCATCGCCTGAACGAACGGCACCCAGCCCTGCCCCTCCACCACGTGCGTGGCCGGGGTATCCGCGCTGGAGAGGCCGTAGGAGGCGACCCAGTCGGCACGGCAGGGCTCGGAGCACAGCCGGGGAATCAGGCCGTGCTGATCGGCCGGGGTCGGGCGGTGGCAGTGCGGCGCCCAGCACGTGCTGTCCGGGTGCAGGGCGTAGGTGCCGAAGTCGATCATCGAGGGCTCCTCGTGGTTGTTGGCTGGCGGGCCAGCCAGGTGTCCATCTGCTCGGGCGTCCACACCCAGGCGGTGCCGGACCGGCACTCGGGGTGGACCGGCGGCCAGCCGGGGATCGGGATGCGGGGCCTGCCGCAACGCGCACACGGCGGCCTGGGCGAGGTGTTCACTGCTGGCGCCTGCGGGCGCGGCGGCCGGTCCAGTCGACCGGGTGGCCGTGTGGGGTGGTCTCCGCCGCGAACCGCGCTCGCCGGGCGCCGGGCGCGAGGTGGGGCTTGCAGACCAGGCACGGCCGCGGGTGGTCCGCGTCCCTGTCGAGCCAGCCCTCGTTGCACGCGTGCGGCTCCGGCTCGTCCTGGTCGCCGTAGCGGTCGGGCATCGGCAGCTCCTCCTCGGCGTTCCTGGCGGCCCGGTAGCGGCCGAGGGGGATCGGGGCGGCGCTCACGAGGCGGCCTGTTGTTCGCGACGGCAGATGACACAGCGCGGGGTTCCGTCCGGGGCAAGGCTCCCGTCGAGGCGGTGACTGCACCGCGACCGCTGCCGACTCCATACCTCGGGCACGACGACCTCGCGCCCGCGCCGCTCGCGCACGCGGGGAACCGGACTTTTCCGCTCGACTTGAGCCGGTGGATCTTGGAGCTGTTCGGCTGCGGTAGAGCAGTCGTTGCGACCTCGCGGAGCGGGGTCGCTGCGCAGGGGGTCCGGGGGCAGCGTGCCCCCGAAGGTCCCTTGGCTGGTCAAGGGCTGGTCAAGGGCTGGTGTCCCCGTGCTGACCTGCGGTTGTGACGCTACCTCCGGCGTCACGTGACGCCCCTGTGCGGCGTTTGTGACGCCGCTGTCCGGCGTCACGTGACGCCCCTGTGCGGCGTCACGCTGCCGCTCGCGGTACCTCCGATTCCGCTCGGCCTGCTTGGACAGCGCCTGGTCCCGACCAGCCTCGACAGCGGCGGTACGAGGAGCCATCTCGACCGCGTAGTTCAGGGCCCACACGACGATGCCGCCGTTCATCTCACCGCTGCGGACGATCAGCTTTGCCGCCTCCAGGCGCTTGATCGCGTCCGCGCAGGTGCGTGTCTTGGCGAGGTGGCTGGCCGCCGTCAGCGTGGGCAGCGAGGGGCGGATGTTGGTGCCGTCGGGGTCGGCGAACGTGGCCATCGTCAGCAGCACCAGGTGCGCCGTCGTGTCGGGCGTCTTGTTGCCCAGCAGCAGCGTCGGCACACCCTTCGCCCAGTCGAACGGGGCGTAGACGGACCCTGACGCAGTCGAGGCCTCAACACCCTTGCGGGGACTCGTTTTCCCCACGTGAGCCTCCTGGTAGTCGAGAAGCGCAGCTCAGGCTGCGTGGAGTTCCGAGGTGTCCGGCGCCCAGCGGCGGATTTCGCGCGGTTCGGTGTCGAGCAGGTGCGCGATCTGCTCGACCGTCCTGCCGTCCCTGGTCAGCGTCAGCACCACCTCGGCGAGTTCGACCGGGTTGAGCGCGGCAGCGGGCAGCTCACCCTGCACGGCCATCTCCACCGCGGCCGGGTTGATCGGGTAGCTCACCGGCCGTGCTGGTAGAAGAGCCAGCAGCCCGCCGTCCGCAGCAGTCCAGGCCACGAGCTCCCGGATCGACTGGGCAGGATCGACCATGGCGGCCAAGGCGATGAGGAGCGCGTCTTCGCCGTCCACGCCGCGCGGCGGGACGAGGCTGCGGCAGGTGGCCAGCGTGGCGCGAATCTCGTTCTCGTCCCGGTCGTGGACAGAGGCCGCCAGGCGGGCGGCGAGGTGGACGAGCTGGTCGACGTAGTGGCGCTGGCTGCGGACCCAGCGCCCGTCGTGGCCGTGCTCGAAGAGCCCGCTCATGCCGCCCACCTCGACTCCGGGTCGACCTGCAGTGGGTGCGGCAAGCACGGCGCCCACCTGGTCTCGCCGGGCAGCGCCCAGTCGTCGTGTCGCCGGACCGGCCAGTCTTCCGGTGCGATCCCGGACGGCACCAGCCAGCCCTCGCGCGTCGCCGCACGGCGGTCCTGGTGCTCTATCCAGTTGTGGCAGCCGCCCGGTGTGGTCGCGCTTCCGCACACCAGCACCAGGTTCGCCGGGGCGTTCCCGCCCGCCCGGCCGCGCGGCAGCCGGTGCTGCAGCGAGTACGCGGCACCAGCGAGCGCCCGACCGCAGCGCTGGCAGCACCAGCCGTCCCGCTCCAGCACCGCCTCCCGTGCCGCACGGGAAGGGCTGCCCGGGCGCGGCCGAGCGGGCAGGCCACGACGCTGCCGAGCAGCAGCGTCGTAGCGCACCAGCAAGGGCTTCTTGCGCTGCAACAACGTCCGCTTGAGCGGTGCGCCACGGCGCAACGGCGCGTTGCGCTTCACCGGAACATCACCCCTTCGAACACGCCGAGTCCGCGCTCGCGAGCGGTGTGGCAGAACCAGCTGTACCCGTGGTTGTTCGGCCTGGCGGGGACGATGCGGTAGAGGCCGGGGCGGGCTTCGGCGAGCAGGTCGTGGCAGAGGTCGGCGAGCTCGTCGACGGTGGCGGGGAGAGGGGTCGCGCCGGGGCGGTCGGGGTCACGTCCGGCCTCGGCGGCGGTCTGGTAGGCGATCTCGAAGTCTTCGTCGTGGGCGACGGCGAGGCGGAGGGCTTCGCGGGGGTCGAGAGTGCCTCGAACGAGGAAGCCGTCCTCCTCGAAGAAGTGCACGGCGATGGGGGCGGTGCTCACGCCGCACCCGGCTTCGTCATCTTGGTCAGGTGACCGGCCTCGGCGAGCTTGTCCGCCGCGCGCTGGAGCACGTCCGGCAGCGGCTTGCCCGCGAGGTCCAGCCAGGTTTGCGCGGTCGGGTCGTAGCTGAGCATCCCGAGCTGGTCCAGGAGCAGCACGCGGTGTTCGGCGGGCGTGTCCGCGAGCGGCAGCGTGGCGGGCGGGTCGAACCCGATCGGCAGGCCGCTCGCCCGGTCTCGCGCCCACTCCCACAGCTGCTCGTGCACGGTCGAACCGTCGTCGTAGGCGTCCCCCAGCAACTCGGCGACCTTGGCGGCCCGCTCCGGGGCGACCGCCGCCAGCTCGGCCATGAGCGCGACGATCGTGAAGCTGTCGACCACGGCGAGGTTGCGGACGTAGGTCATGATCGGCGGCTCGCTGTCGTCCCACACCCGCTCCGCCATGGCGTTTCCGGTGAGGAGGCTGGCCTGGATGATCTCGCCGGGTGTGCGTGGCACGTCGGCCCAGCGGCGGTCGGGCGGGTCGAGCAGGTCGGCGCGGCGGACCAGCGTGCGGGCCAGCTCACGCGCCTGTTGCGGGGTGAGGCGGATGCTCGGGCCGTCACCCTGAGCGCCGAGCCGCAGGTCGACGGCGGTGTCGGTCTTCTCGGTGGGCTCGATGTTCAGGGTGTGGCCGGTGCTCGTGCTGGGCCAGGTCTTGCCCTCGAACATCTCGGGCGTGCTGGTGGTCAAGTTCATCACCTCTCGGTGTGGTCGTTGAGGTCCCCGCACACGGGCGGGAAAGTGCGGGGGAGAACGGCGACGGCCGTGCTGAACGCGCGGCCGAGGCGAAGCAATCGGGGTTCGAGCAGCGCTAGGCGGTCCGCTGCGGCCTCCAGCGCCGGGAGGTGGCCGGGGCCGCCGGCCACCTCCCTCTGCGATGGCGCGGTGCTCACGCCGCGCCGGTCTCGGCCGCCCCGGCCACGACGAGCGGCTGTCCGGTCCGGTGGACGTGCCGGGCTGCCTCGGTGGCCAGGGCGTGCAGGGTGCAGGGCCCGTCCGGGATGCCCAGGCCAGCGCGGATGTCAGGCGTGATCAGCCCGGAGACGTCGGTGTCGCGCTCGTCGTCGGTGAGGTCGAGCAGGCTGTCCCACAGCGCGTTGATCTCGGATCGGGTGCCGAGCGCGAGGAACCGGTCGAGCAGGTTCGCCACCCGGCGTCCGCTCTCGACGGCGGGTGGCGTCGGCAATGCGGCCACGGGCGCCCGACGCACCGGGCGGGCGGTCCGGACCGGCGGCGCGGCCACGGGCGTGAGCGGCTGCTCGCCGGGCAGCACCTGGTCCGCGTCGAGCATCGGCCGCTGCGGCGCGCGGGTCTCGCTGGTGCAGCCGCACCAGTCCCACACCAGCCTGCGCAGGCTGTACTCCCGGCGCAGTTCGGCGCGCGCGGCCGGACTCAGCCGCCCGCGGCGCGGCACATCAAGCCGCAGGATCTCCGGCAGGTCGTCGCGGGTGCACCGCACCCACGCCGTCACGTCGTGCTCCAGCCCGTCCTGCGCGCGCAGCGACCAGCGCCCGTCGGCCCCGACCTGCTCCCGGGCGGTCATCACCACAGGGCCGGGCCAGGTGAGAATCTTGCCCATGAGCTGGCGGTGCCTGCCGCCGACCAACGTCCACAGGTCCGCGCCGACCAGCACCTCCACCTCGGAGGAGTAGGCGGGCGCCGGGTCCAGGCCGCGCGCGGCGAGTGCGCCCGCCGTTCGCCGCCGGGCCCGCGTGTCTGCGAGCTCGGCCAGCATCGCCCTGATCCCGGACATGGAGTCGACGGTCAGCGCGACCGGCAGCCCGCCAGCCTCGACGGCGGCGTGCGCGACATCCCAGGCGGCGCACACCTGCTCGTACAGGTCGCTCCAGGTGCCGTCGTGGTCGAGGATGTCGTACCTGGCACCGTCGACCGCGCCGAGCGCGTGCGCGTCCTCGCCCGCCACGGACAGCCAGTACATGCCCCCGAGCCGGGAGTCCCGGGAGAAGTCGGCCGCCGTCCACGCCAGCCCGGCCCCGGCTTCGCCGGAGAGCAGGATGCGCGGCCACGAGGCGCGCCCCGTCGGGGCGACGGTCCTGAGCGCGGCGGTCACTGCTCCTCACCGCCAGCCAGGACGGTGCCGGTGACGTCCACGATCCCGGACGCGATCAGCTCGTCCAGCAGGTCCTCGTCGCGGTAAGTGATGACGAGCCGAGGCGCGGACTCGGACACGGCGATGCCGGGCGGTGCCTGCTCCCCGACCTCCCCGCCCCAGCCGCACGCCTCCCTGGCTTCCCGGGACTTCAGCTCCAGCTCGCGGACAGCTTCGACGGGGACTTCGACGACCTGGTCCAGCAGGTAGGGGGCGAACCGCTCGAGGACGTTGATCACGTCCTGCTCAGTGCCGGTGATCCGGGTGCGGCGCTGGAGCTTGTCCGGGTAGGTGGCCCGCACCCACTGCTCCAGCGCGGACAGGTCCACGACCTTCGCCGTCCAGGTCGACTTGCTGATCGCGACCTGGGCGATCTGCCGCTCGGGGTCGCGTGGGTCAGAGGCGTAGTTCACGGACCCGCGGGCGATCGCCGTGGTGAACGCCTTGTGGGCAGCCTTGTGGGCGTCGTTGGCCCGCTTGGCGTTGACGTGGGTCACAGCGGCGGCAAGCGCGAGCCTGTTCGTGGCGGTGAGGTCGATGGGGGGCGTGGTCATGCTGCTGCTCCTGCGGCGGTCGGTGGTGCTGGCGGTGTGGAGGCCTGGCACGTCGTGCTGGTCGGGGATCTCCACGCGGATGGGTCGGGGGGAGCCGTCGGTCTGCTGCTCGTGGGCGTGCCGGGCGGCGGCGGGGACGCAGCGGGCGCAGACGTCGGCGGCGGTGAAGCGGGTGGAGTCGTTCGGCGGGTCGCCGATCACGCGGGCCACGGCGGTCGCGCTGCGGTCGCGGCACCACTCGCACGGGCCGGGCGGGACCTGGTCGGTGGTGGTGATCTCGATGCCGGTGAGATCACCCAGGCTGGTGAGGTCGACCCGATGCGTGGCGGGTGGCGGGCGTGGTGCCGGGTCCGGCACAGTGGGTTGCTGAGTGGGAGCCATGAGTCCTCTTGAGGGCGCGTTGAGTAGGCCGTCACCCGTCCGGCGGGTGGCGGCCTGCGTACTACAGGGGGATTAGGCGGACTTGCGCTGCTGCGCGGCCCTGCCGGCGAGGAATGCGAGGATCTGGCGACCGCTGGTGCGGGGCACGGCGCGCCGTAGGTCCCGTGGGAGCGTCCCGGACCGGCCGAGTCGTTCGGCGGCGTCGGCGCTGATGCCGAGCAGCACGCCGATCTCCGCCGAGGAGTACCCGGCGTCGGCCTGGATGTGGAGGCGGTGGTCCCGGACGGTGCCGTGCTCGGCCTCGGTGATGCCGAGCAGATCGAGGATCACCCCGCCGCCGATGATCCACCGCCTGCCGGTTGTGGCGGCGGGGAGCGCGAGGGGGTGCTCGCGAGCGAGCCGCTGCACCCGCGCCAGCGAGATGCCGAGCGCGCCCGCCGCCTCCTCGGCCGAGTAGGCGACCTGGATCGGCTCGATGGCGCTGGAGCCGAACACCAGTTGTCTGATCTGGGGAGGGACGTTCATCAGGCCACTGCCTGGGTGCCGAGGCGGCGAAGCACCTCGTTGAGCGTCGCCTCGATGCGGGCGAGGCGGTCGCTGTCGCTCTCCGGGGTCGGTGCCAGCACGGAGCGCAGCAACTTCTCGGAGCGCTGGGTGAGCTCGGCGCCTGCCTCGATCAGCCTGATGGTGTTGCGCGACAACCCGGTCGCGGCTGCGAGCTGGTGCTGGGTGTACCCCGCCTGCAGTCGCAATGGGCGTATGTCCTGCCTGGTCAGACGTGTCGACAT